TCAAGCAGAACACGGCATACTAGTTCTAGTAAGGTCTAGTGTGCTCTGCGCTGCGTATATGCGCTGGCCGGACACCCGAGCATTGCCGGACACCCGAGCATTGCCGGACACCCAAGCATTGCCGGACACCCAAGCATTGCCGGACACCCAAGCATTGCCGGACACCCGAGCATTGCCGGACACCCGAGCATTGCCGGACACCCAAGCATTGCCGGACTGCTCTAGGTTGGTTTCTGCTTCGATAAACCCGCCTAGCTCACCAGCGGCTACGCCAATGGACGCAATCGCAACCAATGCACGGATGCGGTGCAGTGTCCGGCCATCCCATGACTTTGTTGTTTCGTCTGTAAGCTCATATTTCTTTGCGGGAGCCTTCTGCTCGACCGTCTGTGTCTGTTCCATCGCCCATCACCTTTCGTTCGTGATGGGGTGAATATGTGCATCCAGTGCAGATTACGTCAAGGCAAAAATGTGCACGTGGTGCAGAAAAATATTTTACCGTATTCCGGAGGCCTTTTCCCCAAGGGATAGCCAGTTCTCAATATCTGAAGAGCTCATGCCCTCCATAACCTTATAAGCTCGCTCAAGATTCTCTACGGATTTGGCGTCTTCTGGAGGCATCAGTAGCTGCCTTACGCTTATACCATAAGTTGCTGCTAACCGTTCTAAATCTGCGGTTGTTAGAGGCACTGTACCTTTTTCCCATCGCCCAATAGTAGTGTGCGCGACGTTTAGTATGTTCCCTAATTGTTCTTGTGACAAGCCTTTATGCTTCCGCCAAGCCTTTAGGTAGGTATGCAATTTGAATGTGCCGTTTGTCATTTATGTAGGATTCATCTTTTTGTGCACATTTTCCAGATTTCCCCATGCACATTGTGCTTGACGTGCACGGTGCATGTGGTGCACATTCTTCGCATGGAACTGAAAGAGTGGCTCACCATCAATAATATGCGGGCAAGCACATTCGCTCGCTCCATAGGTAAATCACACACAACCGTCCTTCGTTGGATTGATGGTGCCACCACACCGTCTCCGAAGGCCATGAGGTTGATTATGAAAGAAACGAGGGGATGCGTCATGCCATCAGACTTCTTTTCTGAGCGCCCACTATGCGCAGCTAACACATGCCGCCCAGCACAGGAGGCGGCGCGATGAGCAAGCCCAAGCCATGGACGCCTGAAGAAGACGCGAAACTGGAAACCTTAGCCAATGCAGGCGAAAGCTGGGATGCAATCTCTGCGACTTTAGGGCGCCCAAAATCTGCACTTTGGTGTCGGGTTAGATTTGTAGGGATGAATTTGGGGCCAAAAGCCCAGAAAATGTCCCAAACAAAACAGAAGAATAAAGTGGCCAAACGCACGCGCGCCGAAAGCATAGCGATTGTTGCGCGCATGATGAAGGAAAAGGCCTCTCCAGAAGAAATAGCCAAGGCATTAAATGTTCGTGTTCCCACGGTATTTAATTGGACCGCAGAAGCGCGAAAGATTGCATTTCCAGAAAAAGCCAAGCCGCAACCTATTAAAAGCGAGCAAATCCATTCTCGGCAACATTTTGGAGGCCCGCTTCCAGCGGGGCATCCAGTTGTCATGAAAGGTCTGTGGCGCGGCCTTGAGCACTGGCGCGTTCCCGGATTCCAAAATGCGGTGCGCGTATGATGGCTGGTTATCCTTGGTCAATGATGTTTGCACCCAGGCATTCGCGCGCTTCTCTCAGCAGAAAAGCAACGCCTTCCAAGAGAACAGGTGTAGCAGTTGCGGGTGATAGCTCTTTGTATAAGGGTGATGTAACGGCCATCCTTACGCCAGTCGATACGGCTTCTGCGCGTGGGTATGAGATGCACGGCTGCAACCGTGCTCTCAAAACAGACAGTGCAATTATCAAATCATCAATCTGTGTAAATGCTTCCAAGAAAACCTCCTCTCCTGAAACAGAGGATGGAGGATTGGAATGCGAAAAAGTAGGTCAATTTCAGACCGAAAATTTCGGACGAATGTAATGGATGCGTGCGCCTATTCAATGACGATAACCGGCGTCCTGCGTCGTGTTTACGGACAGATGCGGCATGGCACGGAAATTCTTGCGCGCGCAGCAAAGGTAACGCCGCGCACAGCGAAGAACTGGATGGATGGCGCAAATGGCCCGCGTGGTGCCGAGCTTATCCGTCTGATGCAGGAATGCGAGGAATTGCGGCTCGAAATAAACCGCATTGTTGAGGAGGGCAAATGCCAAAAGGGTTCGGAATAGACTTGGGGAGCTGTGGATTTGGATGGAGCCGCAAACCACCATCTCTCAGGTTGGGGTTTATCGCGTTTTACGTTTTTGAGCACGGCCTTGGCGTCATTGTCATGGGTTATCGGGCATCACTGGTTGTTGAGCGGGAAAAGGCAAAAAATGGGTAAGGCATCACGGGATAAAGGCGCTCGACGGGAGCGCCAGATTGTCGGCCTCCATTTAGAGGCGGGTGTACATGCAGAGCGTGTGCCGCTTTCTGGAGCCATGCAGTTCAGAAATACAGCCAGCACGGATGTGGATGTGTATGCGCGTGGCCGGGCAGAAGCGCCTTTCGTATGCGAAGTCAAAGCGCGGGTGAATGGCAAAGGTTTCAAAACCTTGGAAGCATGGTTGGGAAATGCTGATGCCCTGTTTCTGATCCGTGATCGCCAGCAGCCGCTTGTTGTTCTGCCGTGGGAGCGGTGGAAAGAAATTATCTCTCCGAAATAGGGACTGCCTTTCTGGAACCGGTGTTCTGCACCGGCTCTGGTGATGCAGTGTGCATCAAAGCCTGACCGGATGGCTTAGATCCGGCGAAGAGGATAATGCGATGGGTAATCGTATCAAACTCACAGATCTGAACGGCATGTCAGATGATGCTCTGCGGGGCATTTCCCCTGATATGCTGCGTGAATTGCAGAATGATCTGAAAACCGAGCAGATGGCGCTTGATCTTTTGAAAGGGCGCGTCAATCGGGCTTTTCAGGTGCGTTACGGCGATACCATGGAAGGCGCACGCGAAAAGGATACAGGCGTATGCCGTATTCTAGATGGTGATTACGAGATAATTCAGGAAATTCCCAAGCGCGTTGATTGGGACCAGAAGAAGCTGAATGCTGTTCTGGCTCAACTACATGCAGAAGGTGATAACCCATACGACTACGTGGAAGTGAAGGTAAAGGTTCCTGAACGGAAATGGGCCGTTTGGCCGCAAAGCGTACGTGATCGCTTTCTTGCCGCTCGTCAGGAAAAATCCGGTTCTCCCAAGTGGGGTGTGGAGTGGGCGAAATGAGCATGCTCTCCAAAATCCAGACGGGTGTGCTCCATAAGGCTCCGCGCATTATCGTTTATGGGCCGCATGGCATTGGCAAGACCAGCCTTGGGGCAGGCGCGCCAAATGCTATTCTTGTGCCAACCGAAGATGGCGCTGATGAAATTGGTATTCCGCGCTTTCCTCTTTGCCGCAGCTTTGAAGACATGATGCAGGCTCTCTCTGAGCTTGCGTATGAAGAACACGAATTCAGCACTGTTATTGTTGACAGCCTTGATTGGGCCGAGCGCCTGGTATGGGATTACACCTGCCGGCAGAATAACTGGGCCAGTATTGAACAACCGGGGTTTGGTAAGGGATATGTTGAGGCACTGAAAAACTGGTTTGATTTCATTGGCATGATCAATGAAATCCGCAACCGTGGTGTAGGCATCGTCATGCTGGCGCACGCGGAAGTAAAGCGGTTCGATGATCCGACAACGGATGGATATGACCGTTATCAGCCAGCACTCCATAAAGCTGCATCTGCAAAATTGCAGGAAGCTGCAGATGCTGTGCTGTTCATGAGCTGGAAGATTGTTACGGCAGAAACCAAGGAAGGGTTTGGCCGCAAGATCACCAAAGGCAAAGGCAGTGGTTCGCGCCTGCTGTTTACGGAAGAGCGTCCAGCCGCATTAGCAAAGAGCCGGTACCGTATGCCCTACAAAATCGAACTCCCCAATGAACCCGAAGGCATGTGGCCAGAACTGGCACAGCACATCCCTTTCTACACAGCAGCTTAAAATAAGGAATTTACACCATGGGTAATCTTGCAGGTCTTTACGATCAGGACACCGCTCCGGACGCCACTGATTATGATCTGATCCCGCCGGGCGAATATGAAGGCGATATTGTTAAAGCTGAACTGAAAGATACGCGCGCCGGGTGCATGATTTCGCTCCAGATCAAACTGGATAGCGGGCGTTATGTGTTTGATAATCTCAATATCAAATGCGCTACCAGTGAAACTGCTGAGAAGATGGCGCAGGCTGCACTTAAGCGCATCGGCCAAAGCAATAACCGGATTATTCAGGACACCAGCGATCTGGAAATGTGCCGGGTACGTGCTGCTGTTGGCGTGCAGCCCCCAAAGGATGGATATGACGCCCGCAATGTTGTGAAGCGTTACCTTGATCTGAAAGGTTCTGCGCCATCAGCTTCTGCTGCACGCACAGCGCCGCGCCCACAAGCACCAAAGCCAGCAGGTTCTGCGCCTAAGCCTGCAGCGCCTGCTTCTAACGGTGGCAATCGTTGGCTGCGCGGCGGTAAGCCGGAAGATAGCCGCACCAGTGAGGAAGTTCTGGACGACGAGATCCCTTTCTAAAGGTGCCGCCGGGAGCGCCATGGCCTGAGAAACTATCACGCTCCCGGCCAACCCTCTCCAATTTGCATCAGAGAAGGAGGCAACCGTGGCAGTACATGCAACGGATGGCAAGTTGCGCCTGCGTGATTATCAGGAAGAAGCAGTCGCGCAGACATGGGAATGGCTGAATTACAACGCTGGATGCCCCATTATTGAAGCACCGGTAGGGGCAGGAAAATCCATCATCATGGCCGAAATCATGCGGCAGGCCTGTGAGGATTGGCCTGACACGCGGATTCTCATGATCACCCACAGCGCAGAACTGGTGAAGCAGAACCATGCCAAGCTGAAAGCCATCTGGCCATCCGCACCAGCGGGCATTTATGCCGCTGGCTTGGGGCGCAAGGAATTGCATGCCCAGATCCTGTTCTGCACCATCCAGAGCATCTGGAAGAAAGCATATGATCTGGGCCGCGTGCATCTGATTGTCGTGGATGAAGCGCATACAATCGGGCGCAAAGAAAAAACCATGTGGGGGCGGTTTCTGAAAGATACCGCCATCTGTAATGCGGATCATCGTATGATTGGCCTGACCGGCACCCCATGGCGTTTGGATAGCGGATCATTGGTTGAAGGTGATGATAGGCTGTTTCATGGTATCAGTTATCGCATTGCCATGATCGACCTGATCAACCGGGGCTATTTGGTCCCCGTTGTGTCGCGGCCTACAAGCCTGAAGGTTGATACGCAGGGCATCCGCAAAACGGCAGGTGATTACAATATTGGGCAGCTCACCAAGGCTGTTGATGATGTGATTGAACAGGCTGTTGATGATTTTATCCAACGCGGGGCGGAACGCCGGACATGGATGATCTTCGCGCCATCTGTTGAAAACGCCTTCCATATCCAGAAATCCGTTCAGGAGCGCGGCGTAACATGCGCCATTGTTACGGCTGATACGCCGGCTGATGAGCGTGAGCGCATTTTATCGGGCATGCGGACTGGAAATATTCGGTCTGCCGTTTCCGTTGGCACACTGACGACCGGCATTGATGTGCCGCCCGTGGATATGGTGGTTGGTTTGCGCCCCACCATGTCCTCTGCGCTCGTTATCCAGATGGTTGGGCGTGGTATGCGTCTTTCTCCAGATACCGAAAAGACGGATTGCCTTCTGGTAGATTATGCGGGCTGGCTACAGCAGCATGGCCCCATTGATCTGATTGAGCCACCACGCCGCAAAGGTGAGGGGGTGGCGCCAAGGAAAGAATGCCCGGAATGCAAAACCAGCCTGCCCATCCACATCATGGACTGCCCAACGTGCGGGTATGCTTTCCCACCACCTGAAAAAGAAGATGCGCGTCTGTACGCATCCGATTTACCGGCCCTTTCTACCCAGATCAAACCGCAACGCGTTCAGGTTACGGATGTACGGTATCGCAGGCATAAAAGCCGCAGTGAAAAGCCTGATAGCCTGTGTGTTGAATATACCTGCGGCCTCAGTGAATTTAAGGAATGGGTATGTATTGACCATACAGGGTATGCACGCACCAAGGCCGTGCAGTGGTGGGCTAAAGCCCGCAAACCGGAACTGGCAGGCCAACCCGCACCATATACTCTGGATGAAGCCTTAAGCCGCGTATCCGAATTGCGGATGCCGTCTGAAATTGAAGTGAAAAAGACTGGCAAATACTTTGAAGTAACGCGCCAGTTCTACGCTTCTGAAATGGTACCAGCATGAAAACGCCGCAGGATGAAGCGTTTGATATGGCGCTTGATGCCAGTCTGGACTGGATCGAACTGTACAAGAAAACGGATTTTGCGGACTTTTCAGAAAATGAGGCCAGATCCTTCTTTTCCAATTTCCTCCAGACATACACCCGTCGCATAACTGGCGAATGGCCGAAATCAACAATGCCCATCATAGACAGCGCCGCCATGGATACGGCTATGGGGAAGGCCGCGGATTTCCTGTGCAATACAGGGAAAACGGACTTTGGCTTTTTCTCGGTTGATGAGGCCAAGAGCTTCTTTGGCGGTTTTGTTGATGATTACACGTTTGCATGCCTGGCCAATATGGACCCCGCGGCAATCCGCAGCATAGGAGTGCCCGCGCATGTCGGTAGCTGATCGCGCCGTATTTCTTGGCCAGCATGGGCTCTCTGTATTTCCGTGCCGCAGTAATAAGTCTCCAGCCATTGCTGGGGGGAATGGATGCCTGGATGCTTCAACGGATGCGCAGGATATACGCGAACTGTGGAACCTTGCGCCTGCGCCGTTAATTGGTGTGGCGACTGGCCAGCCATCAGGTTTTGATGTGATCGACATTGACCCCCGCCACGATGGTGAGGTGTGGGAGCAGGCAAACATGGAATGGCTGAAGGATGCCCGCATTCATCAGACACATTCCGGTGGCCGCCATTACATCTTCGCGCATACGGCTGGTTTGCGAAACAGCGCAGGGAAGATCGCGCCCGGTGTAGATATCCGTGGGGACGGTGGTTACATCATCTGGTGGCCAGAAGCCGGATGCTCTGTTCTGAACGATGTAAACCCGCCACCATTACCGTTGCGCGGGTTAATGAAAATTCGCCCCAAGGAACCAGAGCCAGTTGTCCGGAAATTCCGGACAACTGAAACCACGCGCCGCCTTGAAGGTGGTTCGGCTTATGGTTTGGAAGCGCTCGCCCAGGAATGCGGGAATATCCGCGCCTCCATTGATGGCGGGAAACATCAGGCTCTGAACAAGGCGGCCTATTCCATTGGCGGATTGGTGGCCGCGAATGAGCTGGACGAAGGGGCCGCTTTTTCAGAACTGCGCGGAGCCCTGAATGATATTCGGCTTCGCTGCAAAGATTTCCGCGCCGCCGAACGTACATTGGAGAAAGCTTTCCAGCAGGGGATGGGCAGGCCACGCCATGTTGAGAGTATGGAGCCCGCGGATGATGGCAAGGATTGGGCACCACTCCTGCAGAACCTAGAAAGGCCAATAGATCCGCAACCTGAAATTCCACCAGCATTACCGCCAGCAGAAAAGGGGGCAGTCCCAGCCGGCGTATGGCAATTAGACGGTTTCTTGCAGGAATTTGTAGACTATACCACGCGCACGGCTGTCAGGCCGCAACCATTTGCCGCTCTGGCTGCTGGTATTGCACTGGTAGGCGCATTGGCAGGCAGACGCTATCAGACGGCGTCACAGCGCCCCGCATGGTCCAATTTCTACGTAGCCACGCTGATTGATAGTGGTGGCGGTAAAGAGCATGCCAGAACGGTTATAAAGCGGCTCCTGCACGATGCGCAGTTGATGGATTACCTGGGGGGTGAAAACATTGCATCGGGCACGGGGCTCCATACCGCCATGAGCCGCCATCCCTCGCGCCTGTTTATGATTGATGAAGCGGGCGATTTTCTGCGCGGGGTTTTGGGCAGCAAGGCATCTGGTCATAAGCAGGAAATCGCCCAGAAGCTGAAAACGCTTTATACATCGGCCTCTGATATTGTGTTGGGCACAGAATATGCCGACCAGTCCGACAAGGGGCGCAAGCGTGTCGATCTGTGCAATCCGGTGTGCTGCATCTATGGCACTAGTACGCCACAACAATGGTGGGATGCCGTGGCGGGTGCAAGCCTTGCCGATGGTCTGATGGGGCGTTTCCTTCTGTTTGTACCAGAGGAAAACTATCCGGATGCCAATGAACTCGCAGCAAATGAGAAGGTTCCGCTTACGCTGATAGATAAGGCGCAGGCTATTGCCGCAGGCATTGTCAGCAAGGATACCAAGAACATTGCCAATCAGATGCTTTCTGATGTCATGGCAGATCCGTACAGCGTGCCCTTGGGATTACCAGCACTCAAGGCATTGAAGGCCGTCCAGAATGAACAGGATGCGCTGCTGAAGGCGAATGAGGGGACATACAAAACATCTCTGGTCGCACGTCTGGTTGAAAACACCCTTAAGTTGGCTTTGGTAAAAGCCGTTTCACGCGATCCGGTAAAACCATTCATTGGTGATAAGGATATTGAATGGGGACGGCTATTGGCCACGCACTGCTTTGAAACCATGTTGGCAGGGGCAGAGCGTTATGCATCTGATAGTGAAGCTGAGGCCCGCACGAAACTGGTATTGGAGACGATTAGGAGGATTGGCGAAACAACAGCGCGACAGGTCATGCGGGCTATGGGCATGAAGATTACCACGAAAGAACGTGATGAGGCTCTTTTAACGCTTGTTGAGGGCGGATGGGTTGAGGTAATAGAAAAAGCCCCTACAAAAGCAGGTGGTAGGCCTACGAAAATCTATAGAGTGGTTCAGTAGGTTTTGTCAGTATTGGCATGAGGTTTTGTCATTAAGATTTCATGCCAAAAAATGGCAGTTTTCTGCGGGTTCCATAAAATCAAATAGGTTTTGTCAGTTTTGACATAGGGGTACATTCCTTATGCGGGATATACCCCCCCCGGTGACAAAACTGACAAAACCTATATTTTTATATTTTATATATATATTTCAATGAATTATATGATGAGGTTTCGTCAAAAAAATCTATGACAAAACCTATGACGATACTGACAAAACCTTACATACATTTTTGAATAAAACTGATTCATATTTTTTCATTGTGTACAGATCTGTAGATTTCGTGGATTATCTTTCCAGATAAGGAAATTTCATATGACCAAAACCGACCTAATAGGCTGGCAAGAATGGCCGACAAACCGGCGTGAGCCCACGCAAGAGCCACACACCAATCTGCCGCCCATACATGAGCCAAAGCCGGGGTTGCTGGATGAGGAAATCCTGCCACTTCGGGATGATTGGATGAAGGGGCCGAAAAAGGGTTGTACAGCCGCATAGATTGCGATAAGGAAAACTTACGAAAACCGTTTCCAAGGGTATTCGTGGCTTTTTTGTCCAGATGTTGGCGTTTAGTCGCCGCTTCCGTTCAGATAAGGCACAAATCCAATAGAAGGCCGCTCGGTGTCCCCACACTGGGCGGCTTTTCTTTTGGCTGCTGTGTACAGCCCTGTGGATTGTGTGAAGTTTCCTGAATAGGGCTTCTGTTTTCCCTGTACTTTCTGGGCGGTTTGTGATTCCATCAGCGTATGAAATGGCGCGAAAACCTCCCAGACTTTCTAAAGCCCGGCAACGTGGAAACATACGCACCGCCAGTTGATTGGAATGTGGCCTGTGCGTTGCAGAATGTGCGGGTGGCGTGCCTTTGACAGAGGCGCAGAAGGCTATGTTGCAGGAGCGAGGAAATGGCCTCCAAGAAGTGCAACGGTAAGCAGGGTTTTATCAGTCGCAAGCGTGCTGAACAAAGGGCGCGTCAAATGAGGCGTGTTTTCGAGAAAGCGCTGGAACCATATGCGTGCCGTGAGTGTGGTAGTTGGCATATTGGCGGATTTCTATTTCCACGCAGTAAGCGTCCAGAGCGGCGATGTGTTCAGATAATGGTTGGGGGATTAGATGAGTGCTGCTAACAGCGGCAATAACAGCAAAAAACGCGTTGTTGGCCGCCCATTCAAAAAGGGCCAGTCTGGTAATCCAACAGGCCGCCCGAAAACTCTGCAGGCTGTTAAAGATCTAGCGCGCGCTCACACCGTGACTGCTATCGAAACGCTGGCGCAGATTTGCGCGTCAGGACGCTCTGAAATGGCGCGTACCAGTGCGGCCAACTCCCTGCTAGAGCGCGCATGGGGGAAACCTGAGCAGGCTTTGGTTGGCGATGACAGTAATTCCGGCCTAACTGTGATCATCAAGAAGATTGCCGATTGAAGCCCTTACCAGTTCCTGTTCTGATTTGGTGCCTGCTGTGTGCGATTGCCACCGATCTGGCAGGATACCTGGAGTGGGGGAATTTCCTGTTTGTGGCGCTCGGTTTGCGTGTGATGCTGCCACGATGGATTGCCGCATTTAAGCGTCATGGCTGAGATTGTATTACCTGCAAATGGATGGACGCCGCGTTCTTACCAGATGCCGTTGTGGCGCTATCTGGAGAATGGCGGAAAGCGTGCCATGGCTGTATGGCATCGGCGCGCAGGTAAAGATGATGTTTTGCTACGCGCTACCTGTAACGCCATGTTTGAGCGTGTTGGCTCGTATTGGCATTGCATGCCCGAGTATGCGCAGGCTCGTAAGGCGCTTTGGACGGCAGTTAATCCGCATACAGGAAGGCGGCGCGTTGATGAGGCTATTCCGCCAGAATTAAGGGCGAGCACCAATGAGCAGGAAATGTTCATTCGGCTGGTCAATGGCAGTACATGGCAACTTATAGGATCAGATCGCTATAACTCCCTAGTCGGCGCAGGCATTTGCGGGTTCGTGCAGTCTGAAACTGCGCTCTGCAATCCATCCGCATGGGGCTATATCCGGCCTATGTTGCAAGAAAATGATGGATGGGCCGCATTCATCACTACACCGCGCGGCAAGAACCACGCCTACAGCATGTTCCAGCATGCCGAAGCGTCCCCAGATTGGTTTGCCCAGCGCCTCACCATTGATGATACAGGTGCGCTTACCGAAAAGCAGATTGCTGATGCTTTGGCTGAATATGTCGCTATCTATGGCGAGGATATTGGCCACGCGAAATTCGAGCAGGAATATTACTGCTCATGGACGGCGGCCATCGTTGGCGCGTTCTATGCTCGTGAACTGTCTGCTGTGCGCAATGAAGGGCGCTTGTGCCGCGTAGAGGCTATCCCGGGAATTCCTGTGCATACGTCATGGGATTTGGGTATCAGCGATGATACGGCGCTGTGGCACTTTCAGGTTGCAGGCCCGCAGATCCTGATATTGGGTTGCCATGCGCAATCTGGTGTAGGGTTAGACTATTACGACAGCTACATGCGCCAGGCCTATAAGCGTGAAGGCTGGGTGAAGGGCATAGACTTTGTGCCTCATGATGCCAAAGCGCGCGAATGGACAGGTGGCCGCACACGCATTGAAACCATGATGGCAATGGGGTTTACGCCAGAGCTTGTGCCAAATGTTGGCCTGATGGATGGTATCAATGCCGCGCGCCGGACATTGCCTTTGTGCGTGTTTGATAGCGGTACGGAAATGACTGGTTTCTCTGCACTAGAAAGCTACAAGCGCAAATGGGATGATGCGAAAAAGGCTTATTCACTCTACCCAGAGCACGATTGGGCCAGCCATTACGCAGACAGCTTTCGATATTTGGCTTTGTCATGGCGAAAGGCTCGTGATATACAGCCAAAGAAGCAGCAACCAGATATCCTCGTTTTGGCTGAGGGCTTTTCCCCTCCAAAACTCAGACCGGCACGCAAAAGATGATACCGGTTGGAAACGCCCACACAAATTGAACTGCAAGACGCCGATACGCTAGAAAACCCTGACGACAAGCAGGATAGCGGATTTGTGCTTGATGCGCTGCAGGATGCCGCAAAGGTATTCAAGCCGTGGCAGGATCTGTGCAATCGTATTGATGATACGTGGGGCCGAACGCGCGAACTGAATGACGCGACAGATTGGGCTGACGATGATCTGGACGTATTCTGGGCCAGCACGGAAATTCTGAAGCCCGCCATCTATTCACGCCCGCCAGTTCCTGTTGTCAGCACACGCTTTTCCATTCGTGACCAGTTTCTCGACACCGCTTCTGAAATGCTGGAGCGGGTTATCATCACGACACTTTCGCAAACCGGCATAGATGATGTGATGCGCGGCCTGCGTGATGATCTAATTATGGCTGCGCGTGGTGTCGCATGGGTGCGACTGGATGAAGATGGATACCATCCACGGGTTGTGGTTGAGCACCTAGACCGTACGGATTTCCTGCACGAGCCTGCGCGTAAATGGTCTGAGGTTGGTTGGGTTGCACGCTGTGCGTGGATGACTGCAGATGAAATGCGCGAACGCTTTGGAGATAAGCGTGAAGGCGGCGGCCAGTATGTGTGGGAAGCCGCTGCATTTTCCGAACGCGAAACGCGTAAAGGCGAAGGCCCACACGATAACAGTAAGCAGGCTGCTGTATGGGAAGTGTGGCATCGCAAGGATAAGCGCGTTTATTGGGTAACAGAAGGCGTAGACGTTCTGCTGGATAGTGATGATCCACGATACGATCTTGAAACATTCTGGCCATGCCCCAAGCCTGTTTATGGCAGCACGCGCCGCCGTAGCCTGCATCCCATTCCAGATTTTGTGCGCTATCAGTCGCATCTGGAAAAAATCAATGATCTGACCAGTCGCATCTATGGGTTGCTGGATAGTATTCGCGTTAAAGGCTTGATCCCATCTGGCAGCGAAGTAGGGGATGCCGTCCAAATCGCAATGCGCGAAAACGATGATGATAGCATGTTCATCCCGGTCCCTGCGGCGGCGTTTGTAGGTAAAGGGCAAGAACCAATACAGTTTTTGCCGGTCGATATGTTTGCCCAGACGGTGCAGGGCCTGATTGCGTCACGCCAGCAGTTGATGCAGGATTTTTACCAACTCTCCGGTATTTCCGACATTATGCGCGGCGCTACAGACGCGCAGGAAACATTGGGGGCGCAACAGCTCAAATCTCAATACGGCTCTATTCGGGTACGCGATAAGGTGGACGCCCTGATTGCCTGCGCGAAAGAAATCTGCGGTATTGTTGGCGAGATTATCGCAGAAGAATTTGACGCTGATGATCTGGCCGCCATGTCCATGATGAAGCTGCCGCGCGATAAGGATGTGAAGGCGCAAATTAAGCAGGTGCAGCAGCAAGCTGTAGATGCTGATAAGCATTTGGCCGGTATGCAGGCGCAACTTCAAGCGCAAGTGCAGCCACCTATGCCATCACCTCAGGTTGCACCGCAATGATGGGGCCGCAACCAATGCCGCAGCAGGGGCAAACGCAACAGCAGCCAGTTCCGCCAAATCCGTTGCAGCAGATTGCAGCACAGCGCCAGCATATCCATCAGCAGGCGCAGCAGAAGATTGCGCAACTGCAAGGTCAGATCACACTGGATGCTGTAGTGCGATTCCTGCGTGATGATCGGGCGCGTTCGTTCTCTATCGAGATCGAGACTGACAGCACCATCATGCCGGATGAAGCTGCCGAAAAGCAGGCGCGTGGGGAATTTCTATCCGCGTTTGCCCAGGCATCTTCCGGAGTGCAGCAGCTTTTGCAGCTTGGCCCATCTGGCGCGCAACTGGCTGGTGGATTGCTCAAATTTGCATTGGCACCATACCGTGTTGGCCGCCAGCTTGATAGCATGGTGGATGCATTTGTTGAGCAGGCTCCCCAGATTGTCGCGCAGCAGATGCAGAGCCAGCAGCAAGGGCAGGATCCGGCGCTCGTTCAGGCGCAGCAGCAGTTGGCTCAGGCTGAGCAACAGAAAGCCGCGGCACAGCTCCAAAAGGTGCAGGCGGATACACAGCTTTCTGCTGCTAAATTGCAGCTTGACCAGCAGAAAGCGGCCGCCGATGCACAGCAGCGCCAGCAAAGCTTGCAGATGGAAGCTGCGCGTATGCAAGCCGAATTCCAGCAGGCACAGGCAGACCTTGCAGAAACGCTGGCTCGTGTTGAGCATGTGCGCGCTGAAACGCAGGCTCTTATGGCTAACGCTGAAACATCACGCCTGACAGCGCAGAACGATAGCGTACGCGCCATTGCAGAGGTGGGGGCGCAGCAATTCGCGCAGGATCAGGCCGTTTTGCCGCAGGTGAATACCAATGAAGCCGAGTGACCTACGCAAACTGAATACGCGTGTGGCGTATCCGTGGCCGCTTGGTGAGCCAATGCCTGATGATGTGACCGGGTTGGCAACAGACGAAATTATATACGGTACTTCTCAAATTGCTGACCCGTATCCAAATGAGGAAGATAAGTAATGAGCGCCAGTAAACTGACCGCCGTAGGAATGGCCCCAGAATTAGCTAAAGTTGTAGGTGCGCGCCTATATGCAACAATAAATGCTCTGGATTATGGTGTTTCTGAGGGTTCTCCAGACAATGCCAAAGCCCTGCAATTTGCAATAAACGCCGCTATCGAAAGCGGATCAACGTTATATATCCCTAAAGGGCTGTACAAATTCACGCCCCCGCTAAATGTTAGCGGCCCATTGCGTATTGTTGGTGACGGCTGCCTGCCTCTGTGGGGTGATTATGCCAAGGACGGCAATTCCACAAATATTCCTACAGTTGCTCCTTATTTTTCAGGCACTGTTTTGTCTGCGGTCAGCAACGGCCAGAGCATTTTTGTTGATACATGCGCAGGCCAGTTGAATTTCTCTGGTGAGGATTTTGCCTGTACGTTCCAGACGCCGTTCGTAAATACAGGGCATATGCTGGACTCTTCGTCCACGACTAAAATGGGATTAATTGGTTCATTGTGGCAAAACGTCAGTTTGTTCGGCCATGACGGGAACCATTATGCATTCAATCTGACGAACATTCTGTACAATACGTTTATCAATACCAACGCCTACGGCGGTGGTTTGATATCATCCGTTACAACAATCAACAATGGCGGGTGTGGCAATTCTCTATGGATGCGCACCCTATCTATCCTGTGTTGCCTTGGGAGCGCGCAGTGTTATAATTTTGGCGCCCCAGGTGGCGGACTTTCTCAGCAGTATAATGCGTTTATCGGTGTGCAGGGGATGACATACGACGCCTCTGGTTCGTTCCCGGGCTTAACCCCTCCTTCCGGGCAAAATATGTTCAACTCTGAGCAAAATTGTAACTTTTTTTCGTTTGTTAATCCTGACTTGGAAAATCATGCAGGAGGCGGTTTAACGATTATGCCGTCTGGCGGTTGCTTTCTCGACCGTTCTGCTGGGTCATTAGATAACTTGACGTGGTATCAACATATTGCGCCCAACCAGTCTCCTGATCACATGCAGAAAGGATCAACATTTGAGTCAGGAACTGTAACGGCAACTGATACAACTGGTACGGCTAATTTTACAACGGTATATGCCAATATTCTTCCTGTAGTTATAGTAAGCGGAAGAGGGATCACTGCAGAAGTGGTTTCTGTAGGTGGCAATTCATTTCAATATAAAGTTAGCGCGCCTGGGACTTTTGATTGGCATGCGCATGGGGTGTGATTTATCCACATAGATTTTACTGTACTCTCCTGTGTAAACGGTATTATATTACCGCGCATGCAGGAAAGCGTACTCGAATATGGATGGTTTGATCTGGGTAACGGGCGGCGTGTTTTTCGCCGCCTGATTCCGCAAAACAACAAGCGGTCAAACCTGCCTTGCCCGATGCTTATTGCCGACACCATTGAGCCAACGCAGAGCATGGCTGATGGGAAATATTACACATCCAAGCAGGAATTGCGCGGCACATACAAAGCCAGCGGCAATCCGCAGGGCGTGGAATATATCGAATTGGGTAATGACCAGAATTACAACGCCCCTAAAGGCGGCCATGTGAAAATAGATGATATGCAGGTCAAAGATTTGATCGCGCAGGCAGATGCAGCAGTTGAACGCGGAGAGGGATTGCCCGCATGAGTGACGTTGTAGAAAATACTCCAGCAACAGAAGCACCGCTTTCTACCGCCATTGAAGCGCGTTCTGATGCAGCTTCTGTAGGCGCTGGCACTCCCGATCTAACGCCAGCGGATGATGGTGCGGAAAAGATCGCCTCCATTGATGATGCAATCAATGCTGCCTCCAAAGAAATAGACAAAGAAACTCCCGCTGAGCCTGAACAGGAAGCGGAAGATAAAGAGCCACCCAAAAAGCCTGCCCCTGAAAAGGAGAAGCCGGAAGGTGAGGAAGAAGAACCGGAAGAAGCCGAAGAAGAAAAGCCGGTAAAGCCGAAACCAGAAGTCAAAACTACAGAAGGTGAGCCAGAAGATGCACGCCCACAGCGCCGTCCAGCGCCGCGCGACTTCCAAGGCCGCGCCGCCGCACAGTGGACAAGTACGCCACGTTCCGTGCAGGAAGCAGTCTTCAAGCTCGAACGTGATTACGAAGAAAAGCTTAGTCGTTCCAGCGCTGTGCGGCAGGAATGGCAACAGGTAGAGCCATATGCTGAAATGGCAAAAAAGAGCGGAACCACGCTCCCTGTTGCACTTGCCCGGTATGTAGAGGCCGAAAAGGCCATTCAGGAAAATCCTGTTGCAGGCATTACAGCTATCATGCGTAACGCTGGCCTAGACCCGGCAAAGTTTGCCCAGATGGTTTTGCAAAACCCTGATGGTTATCGGCAGGAATTGATTAAAGGCCAGCAGCAATTCCAGCAGCGCTCTACGCAAGCCAAAGATGATCAGCTTGCGCAGATGCAGCGCCAGGTGGAGGCAATGCAGCAATCCCAAGCGGCTGACCGTGTCCGTATGGAATTGATTGAGCCGTTCCGTGCTGCCAATCCGCGTTTTGATGAATTGCAGGAACAGGTTGCAAAGTTTCTGAATTCAGACATAATAGATCGAAATCTTTCCCCGGCTGAACGTCTCCAGCAGGCCTTCTCGATGGCTGAGCGGCTTTATCCCGCCTCCGCAGAAGAGCCGGAAGAGAACTCCGAGGAAGAAAACGAAAAGCCCCGTAAAAAGCCGGGGAAATCCAAGCAAGTTTCAGGTTCGCCGTCTTCTGGCACACGCTCAGGGGCTCGGCGCAAAATGTCGATAGATGAAGCTATAGCAGCGGCATCCGTCTGATTTATTGAGGCCATAGGATGGCAATCGTAACACCCACACGGCTACGGCAGACGCTCAGCACGTCTCTGGCCATGTATTCTCCCACCTTGCAGGATCTGGTACACAACTCCAACGTTGTGTCTGGTGTCCTGAAAGAAAAGGGCGCGCTCAAGCCATACTATGGCGCTGAAATTCGCGTGCCTTTGATTATCGACAAGCTACGCGCGCAGTGGTTCACGGGGTATGACAAGCTCCAGAACAGCCCGCGTGAGCTGGTGAACAGTGCCGTGTTTACACCCAAGAACGTTGCTGTGGGCTGGACTATTACCGGCACGGAAGAGCTTGCCAATAAAGGCAAGGCCGAAATCCATAATCTTGTGAAAATCTATATGCAGTCTGCACAGGACAGCATGATGGACGCATGGGAAACGGCTCTGCACGCAGACGGCACCGGTATGGGTGGCCGTGAAATGATCGGCTTTGGCGGCGCGCTGCCTATCGTGCCGAACGTTGGCGTATATGGCGGCATTGACCGTTCCAGCGTTGGCATCTGGCAGACCAGCACCTTCCATGCCACGACTGACTTCCCAGATATCGGCACGACATGGGATGAAACTACATGCCGAAAGATATTGGAGCGCGTTGTAGCAAGCCGTTCCAAAGGTAAGCGTCACGCCACTATCGCCATTGCTGATATCAAGGCATATCAGGCTGTATCTGCTGCCTGTACCGCCATTCAGCGTATTGTTGATAGCCGCACGGCCATCCTTGGCTTTGATGGCTTGCAGATTTCTACACCCGCTGGGCCGATTACCGTAATGTGTGCCAATGGCGTCAATACCGTAATGCCAGAAAACACCATTTACGGGCTCGATCTGGAAGGTCTGGCTATTTACTACCACCCAGACCGTAACTTCGTGCCTCTTTTTGAGGGCGATGGTCTGCGCCCGATCAACCAGGACGCCACGGCGCAGTATCTGGTCTGGAACGGTGAACTGGTTATGGAAAACCCGCGCTTCCAGTGGCGCTTGGTAACAGCATAAGGGAGGGCTTGAGACATGACAGACCGTAGTGATGCTGGCCTTGGCCCATCCTTTGATGCCGTTCTACTGCCGGGTGATGTTTGGTATGGCGGGACAACTGATCTGGTTTCCCCCCAGTATGGCGATGTTGGGTTTGATTTGAACGGCCATAAACGCATCTGGGCAACCACGGCTGCTGCACTTACCGCAGGTGAAGCTATTTCCGTTGATGATAACGGGAACGCTACAGCGGCAACCGGTGGCACATATTCTGCTCCTGTTGCAGTTCCTGCCGGCGCAAGCTTCTGGGCCAAGCAGACAGCAAGCTGATAAAAGTGGGAGGGCCTTGCTCTCCCATTTCTCCATTCAAGAGAGAGATACATAATGGGCATCGCAATGGTTGAACTTGACCCGATGGAAAGTCAGGTCACGCCGTTTTTCAAATATCTGACCGTTGAGGATATTCCCGCGTCCGAGCGCGAAGGAAAGGCGGTTCATAAAACTATTGAGGTGTGCGAACTGCGCTTTGCAGGTGATCGCCAGTATGCTCCAGTTGTTCCGGCTGACGCCATGTATCGGCGTGAAGGTACACGGGTTATCACGTATGCCGAGCGCTTTTCCGAGCAATACCGGCAGTTCCTAAGCGGTGCTACGCAGGAAGCATCTGGCACGGCTCTGGAAGAACTGACCAATTACGGTATTACGCCTGCACAGCTTTCTCTGTGCCGCGCCGTGAAGGTGTATTCCATTGAGGCCCTTAACCTGATGGAAGGGCCACAGCTTAAAGTTCTTGGCACGCACGCCAATGATCTGAAAGAAATGGCCCGGCGCTTCATGGAAGACCGTTCCTCTGGTAGTTCTGCTCAGCGTGAAATTGAAGAACTGCGCCAGCGTCTTGCCGCAATGGAAGCAAACGAGGAAAAGCAGGCTTATGAGACTGAAGCCGTGGGGCGTGCGGCGGAAGGCTTTCGGGAAGAAGCTATTGAGCAGGCCGCTTTCGCGCATATGACCGATGAGCAGATCAAGGGTCTGATCAAGGAGCGCACGGGGCAGGCACCGCGCGGCAATCCATCACGCGAAACCTTGCTCCGCATGGCGGAAGAAATTGTAAACGAAGGCGCGTGATATGACGGTTCTGTCCGTATTTCAGGGGGCCGTCCGCCGTCTGCTCGGGCAGAAACCGAATACCCTGTTTTCTGCTCAAGACCCTCTGCAAATCAAAATGCAGGAGATCATTCAGGAGGCCGCCCTAGATCTTTCACAGCGCCACGACTGGCAGGTTCTTACGCGTCTCTGCACACTTACGGCTGATGGCAATACCGAGGATTTTCCTCTACCTATCGATTATGGCCGTATGCTGCTTAAGGGTGATGTGCATTCATCCCAATGGCTGCTGACCTATCAGGCCGCAAATGACATGGATGAATGGCTGAACCTCAAGCGGTTTATGCCTGCGCAGGTTCCGGGGTATTGGGCGCTGTATGGTGGCCAGATCCATATCATTCCGCCGCCGCCATCTGGTGAGCGGCCGTGTTTTGGCTATATCACCAAAAACCTTGCCATTGGTGCCGATGGCACGCCCAAGCTGACGTTTGATACTGATGCTGACACGTTTGCTTTGGATGAAAACCTTCTGAAAATGAGCATTATCTGGCGCTGGAAGCAGGCCGAGGGTTTGGATTATTCAGAAGATATGCAGAATTGCGAACTTCTGTTTTCGCAACTGGCTGCCAAGGATAAGGGTAGCAAGGTTATCCGCTCCAGCCGTATCCGGCCAACCGGCATGGGTATTTGGGGTATACCGGGTTGAGAACGCCAGCCAATTCTCCATCGCGGCAGCGTAAGGCCAGCGTTGCTTCGTTTCTGGCTCCTACATCAGGCTGGATCAGCAACTTCAACGTAGCCGCCAATATGCAGGGGGATCAGACCGCAGCAGCCGTTCTGGATAATTGGTGGCCCACACCCCAGAATGTGCAGATCAGACGCGGGTGCGCGTTGTATTGCCAGTTGCCAGTTACGGATACCGTTTCCTCATTGATGGTATATAACAATGGTGGCGATGTACGTATGTTCGCCGCTACATCTGATGCCATTTATGATATCACTATACCAGCCACTCCGCAGGCCGTTGTAACCGGATTGAGTAATGGGAACTGGAGCTATACCCAGTTCGCCACAACTGGCGGCGTTTTTTTGGTAGCCGTCAATGGCGCTGACCCGATGCAATTGTTTGATGGCGAATATTGGTGGGCCATTGATAACAAAAATATTCTACAGCTTACCATTGGCTCTACCGCTGCGCCATTACAGGTGGATGATACCGTAACTGGTGGCACATCTGGGGCGACAGGAACGGTTATACGGATTGTAGGCGCTAATGCATATGTACGCGCCGTTAATGGGGATGCCTTCAAGTCTGGAGAAACCGTAACGGGTGCAAAAGGCGGCAGCGTTACTCTATCTGCTGATAGTGCAACGTGGTGGCCTGGAATTACCGTTACTTCTGGAAATTCTATTTCAACAGTAGATACCCGTAGTTTCTGCTTTGTCTGGCCGTATCAGGATCGCCTATATTTCATCCAGAAAGATAGCCTGAATATGTGGTATCTGGATGCAGATGCCATTGGGGGTTCAGCTACTGTATTTCCTATGGGTGGCGTTTTCCCGTCTGGCGGCTCCCTTATGTTTGGGGCGTCTTGGTCTTTGGATAACTCAGGACAGGGCGGCTTGTCCGAGCAATGCGTGATGATCACTGATGAGGGCGAGTGCGCCATTTATCAGGGATATGACCCAAATCTCTCCACAAGCTGGAGTAAGGTGGGTCTGTACCGCATTGATAAGCCGCGCGGCCCAAACGCATTTGCACGCAATGGTGGTGATTTGCTTATTGCCACAGATACCGGACTCATCCCGCTATCGCAGGCCATTAACAAGGCATTTGCCCAGCTCGCGCCTGCCGCTGTTTCGTATCCGATTGAGCATGATTGGAACGCCTACGTTCAGGAGCGTTCAACCCGCAACTGGCAGATGGCGATATGGCCGGAAAACCAGATGCTGGCCGTAGCTCTCCCACACCTGAATGGATATACAGATGCCTTTCTAGTCGCTAATACCAGAACAGCAGCATGGGCCCGCTTTACGGGATGGAATGCATCCTGCCTATGCGTATTTCAGGGCCAAATGTATTTTGGCTCTGATGGCGGAAAGATTGTAGGCGCGTGGCAGACGGGCAAAGACATTGGCATGCCATTTACCTCTGTTTACGTGCCGCTATTTGTAGATTGCCAAGCGCCTGCCGTGGCTAAGCTGCCCAAGGATTGCCGCGTTATGCTGCGCGGAACCACAACGGCAAGCTGGTCTGTTTCCATGCAGTATGACTATGTCCTGAATATCCCAGCCCCACCGGATGTTGTTATTACGGGCAATGAAGATGTGTGGGATGAAGGTAGGTGGGATAGTGCTGTATGGTCAGCAGGGGCAAACCAAACGGCACAAAAGCTCTGGACGCCTGTTGCCGGTATGGGGGCCGCATTTGCTCCGTGCCTACAGATTACAAGCGGGAATCTTGTGCCGTTTGATAACGAGTTGATCAGGGTTGAAGTGACTTTTGTTGCGGGTGGGTTGCTAAGCTAAGCGTATAGCGCCCCCGCAGAACATTCCAGATTATGCCAAGCATAGATTATTTTCCTCTTGCTCGAGATTTGCCCATACTTGAGTAAGGGCATGAGCGCATGAACGGATAAGAGATTTTCGCTCTGGCATTGGTATTCCAGCGCCATGAATAGCCTGGTGCACATTTACAAAAGAGCGGTATATTTCCTGTTCACTCATCACACCAGCGTTGCCACCCCCGAAGGGATGGCTGGCCGTTACGGCGCTTACGCTGGTGTTTGGTGAAAAGGGGCTTGAACAAGCCTTACCATATCCATTGTAGGGCGTCCGGGGCTTGGCTTGGTAAGAGCCTGCTCAATAACTACATGTCCGCTTTCAATAAGAGAGGCGAGAGCGGCATCACGGCGTGATGCATTCCATCTTGCCGTTCCTAATCTTCTCATAATTGTTCGAGGCGTTGCTTTACCGCCCAGTTGCTGAAGCGCCTTAACGACAAGGATATCATCGCCTTCTTCCTGCCGTTGCACCTTATGTTGGGCAACAATGGTATTTGGGTTTGGGGCTGGCCGATCTAGCAGTATTAAAGCTTGATCTAGCTTTGCCTCCAAAAGGCGCATGTGGGTATTTTGGGCTTCTAGAGCCTTATTCACTACGCCCTTAACAATGCCGCCAACGGCAGAGCGAACCTGCTTTTCCATATCGGCTACAGTTACGGAATTATGCTGGGACGCGATCTGTCCCGTTACCAGTGCATCGAACGCCCGAATGACTTGAAGGTGGAATTTGGGGCTGATCCACATGGCGTAGGCATAGACCAGTTCTTTGCAGGCGTAGGTGCCGCGCCGATCGTTTGCGCCTGTTTTTACGGTCTTAGTAGGGTGAGCAGGAATTCCTGCCGACCCCTTCAATTCCTCAATCAGAGCTTCAGTTTGAGCATTTGCTTCCCAAAGAGACGGACGCTTGGAATTTTCTGCTCCAGATGCCCTCCAGCAATCATTCAGGCAATACCGACCATCTGCATCTCGGCGGATTGTAGTTGAGAGAATGGTGAGTTCTGTGTTATTAGTAGACATATCAGTGTTTTCCTTATTCACTGTCAGAGGCATCAGAGCGGTTTTCGAGGCCTTGCTCTGATGCCTTTTTTGTTGCTGCGGTGCTGTTGAGATACTGTTCCAGACCGAATACGATTTCGGAATTCAAAGAGCGGCGGTTAACGAAGCAATTCGTTTTCAGGGATAAAAAGAGTTCTTCAGGCACTCTAAGCCGAATGTGATGCATCGGACGTTCGGTCATTCTTGTTCTTCCTTTTTCTCCATTTCCTGCCGAAGCAAGAAGATAATATGAGAATTCATACTGCGTTCTTGCTGTTTCGATACTTCCTTGACGTACGCATGCACGTCTGGAGGTAGGCGTATTTTCATTTGTATTCCGGTTCTCAAATTTCCCTCCAAAAAATAAACCCGGCGGGTTCATGTATTGTTATGAACCCGCCGGGTTTATTGCGTCAAGGAAAAAATGGGTTCATTTATGGTGCATGAAACAGCGCCACGATGAACCGCAATTTAAATTTAGAATCCCTTCTGAGCTAAAAGAAGCTTTGGAGCTGGCGGCGCAAACTAATAATAGAACCTTGACGTCTGAAATCATCCATCGGCTTGAAAAAAGCTTTTCTAGCAATCAATCCCCATGGATCGCTCAAACACAGAAAGATGCTTTGGAATTTCAGTTATTTCAGGTTCAATCAAAACTGAAATGGCTGTCCCAGAAATGGAATGAACGCCTAGATACTAAAAAGCCTCTCGGTAATTTAGAATCCATAATGTACGAAAGTGATATTTCTGCGCTCGAGGATTCGATATTGTTTCTAAAAAATAAGATTTCTGAGATTGATAGTATTAAATGATATATTTGGCGTCTTCTATAGCTATAGGAATTTTATTATTATATTTTATTTTATCATTTTTTTATATTCTTTTCGGAATTTTATATGGATTATCCATTAGATTTTCATATTCTATATTCAAAATATATGAAATTATTATTGATAATGTAAATTGGACTAAAGTAAATTTAGTGCGTAAAATATTAGTCGGCTTAGGTTGGTGGGTATTTTTTGGAATTTTATTTCTCTTATTTATTGCTCTGGTAATTGGCGGGATATTTTCAATTTTTTCATAGTCCCTGTACACTCCCTATATCACGCGCTAGAATATCCACATGAAGCGCGTGATCCTGCCTTTTGAAAATGATGGCCGCATATCTGTATTTGTGGCCGAAAGGCTTGGATGCCTGTTCTATCCTCCCTTTGAAATGTTTGGCCTGGAAGAAAACGGCCAGATCATTGGCGGCATTATTCTAAACTGCTTTGAGGGAACGGACATTCATGCTACTGTCGTCGGTGGCGGATGGACGCGTAAGTTTCTTCGCTTATTCGGCTGGTATCTTTTTGAGCATCTTGGCGTCTTAAGGTTTACCGGCATCACCGAACAGCCAAATGTCATAGATATTATGGAACGCCTTGGTGGGCAGCGTGAGGGGGTTTTGCGTAACCACTTCGGGGCTGGCCGTAATGGCATTGTTCTAGGCGTTCTGGCTGAAGAATACCGGTATTTCCAACGTGGTAAGCACGCCCAAAGCACCATCGGCTTCTGCAACGGCGCAGGCCCAATCTCAGTATAACACCAATACGGCCATTACTCAGCAACTGCTGAATATGACCAATCAGGATACGCCATACGGCAGCGTATCGTATGATCAAACCGGAACGCAGTCTTTTACAGGCGCGGACGGTAAGACATACACGCTGCCCAAATATACCCAGACCACTACGCTGAACCCCGAGCAGCAGAGCACGCTGGGCTATACGCAGGATGCGGCAAACAACATTGCCCAGACTGCCAATTCCCTTTCTGGGGATGGGCTTTCTGCACTCAGTCAGCCGGTTGATACATCTGGCGCACCATCCCTGCAAACTGGCCTTGGTAATGATTACAGCTCCAACTTGGGGAATAATTACAGCTCCTCTCTGGGTAGCAATTACCTCACCAACTTCGGCACCGATAGCAATACGGAATACAACAACGCCTACAATGCGGTGATGGATAACGCCACGCCTACGCTTGACCGCAATGCGGAACAGCAAAGGGCGCAGGAAGTTGCATCTGGCATACGGCCCGGCAGCGCCGCCTATAGCGCCAATGAGCAGACTATTGGCGACAATTACACACGCGCATCCAATCAGGCCACGCTTACAGCGCAGGATGTTGAAAACCAGCTTTTCAACCAGCAGCAACAGCAGGCAGAATTTACCGACAATGCGCTGACAAACCAGCTTACCACGCAAGATAATGCAGCCTTACAGGGACAGCAGTTCACAAATAGTGCTGACCTGAACAGCGCCAATTTCAACAATGATGCACGTAGCCAATACCTCAGCCAGTATTACCAGCAGCGCGATCAGGCATTGAATGAACTGTCAGCATTGCTGTCAGGGTCGCAGGTAACAAATGCCACTACCGGCACCACCAGCACACCAACAACCAATGTTGCGGGCGTGGATTACTCTGGCCTCGTGCAGAACGAATACGCAGCCAAGTTGCAACAGGCCAACAACACCATGTCTGGGCTGTTTAGTATTGGTTCCGGCTTGGCCGGCATTGGCGGCACGGCTTTGGGTGCACGCTTAGGTTCGGAAGAAGAATTGCCGATTGGCAGTTCTCCTGATTGGAGCTTCTAACAAATGGCGGATTTCATTTGGGGCTTCGGGGGCGAGCCTCTTAGCCAAGATCAGATTGCAGAACAGCAGCGTCTTGCCGATAGTCTGTCTCAAAACCAGCAGCCGGTTAATTCATGGTCGCAGGGTGCGTCAAACGTTATCAATGCGTTGCTTGGTGGCTTTGAGCGGGGCAGTGCGGCCAAGGAAAGCGAGAATAACGAGCGTTATAGCGAAGGCCTGATAAAAGGTCTGATGGGAAGCGCTGACCAGTCTGGTGCAGTTCCTGCACAGGCTGATGTTACACCATCTCCCGCGCAGCAGATTGCTACCAATCTCGCTCAGCCTCAGACTTCTGACGCTTCCAGCTCTCCTGTTATTCAGCAGGCGGCGGCGCAAGATGCAAAAGACCTTATTGCGCAGCACTTTGTCGACCAGATGCGACAGGTTGAAAGTGGGGGCAGTAACAATGCCAAAAATCCGCGCAGTTCTGCCACAGGCCCGTTCCAGTTTACCAACGGGACATGGAATGGCCTTATGCAGCAGCACCCGGAATTGGGGCTTACGGCAGATGGCCGTACAGACCCGCAACAGTCCGAAGCCGCAGCCAAGCAGCTTGCATCTGACAATATTGCGTATCTGCTTTCCAAAGGCGTGCAAAACCCCACGGATGGGCAGGCGTATCTCGCGCATTTTGCAGGCGCTCCAACGGCGGCAAATCTTATTCAGGCGAACCCCAATACGCCTGTATCCTCTATCATGAGCCCGCAGCAGATTGCGGCCAATCCATTCCTGCGCGGCATGACGGCAGGGGGCGTGCAGAATTGGGCAAACACTCAGATGGGGGCGAGTGCATCTGCGCCTCCGCAACAGCAGGTTGCCCAGCTTCCGGCACAGCAAACACCATCGTATCAGCCACCAGCAGGCCCAAGTATGGGCGCCGTTCTAAATGTTCTGGCAGACCCACGCGCCAACCAGCAGGCAAAGGGTATTGCCGGGGCAATGTTACAAAACCAGTTGCAGTTGCAGCAGGTCGCCCAGCGCTACCAGATGGAGCAGGCCGACCCTGAAAACGTGGCACGCCGCCGGTATTATGATGCTGAAACACAGCGCATTACGAACCAACCTCAGCAACAGCAGGGATTTACACCTGTATCCCCTGAGCGGGCTCAAAATTTAAGCTTGGACCCAACCAAATCCTACCAGCAGGGGCCGGATGGGAAGATCTATGAAATTGGCAGCAATGGAACGGGGGCGGCAAATAATTCTCCGTCTGTCTTAACCCCAGATCAGGTAAACAAAGCGCAACTTGATCCAAATAAAACATGGGCAGTAGGTCACGATGGCATTCCCAAGGCTGTAGGGGATAGCCCTGCTGCTCTGGCGCAAAAGCAGGACGCAACGCAGAAAGGTAGCCAACTAGCCGTGCAATCCTTAACGGATGCTGCCAATTCTGCTTTGCAGATCATTGACCAGCACCCATCAGCGACCACTGGCAATATCGGCCATTACACAGCGTCTTGGTTTCCGGGTTCCAACGCAGCGCAGCTACGTAACTATATAGAAACTATCAAAGCAAATGGTTCCTACGCTACAATGGCGCAGCTAAAATCGCAGGGGGTTTCTCTTGGCCAGATGTCTGATGCTGATATGCGCCTAGCTGCTGCCAAGGCTGGGGCCATCAATCCAGATGCGCCGCCCGCTACGTTGCGCAAGCAGATCAATGATTATGTTACCTTTGTAAAAGGTGCTTATGGAGGCAATGGTAGCGCAACGCCATCTGCCCCAGAGGCATCATCAGGTCAGCGCACCACTTCCAATGGCGTTTCATGGAGTGTGCGCTAATGCCTACACTCACCATCAATGGGCATGATGTGGATGTTGGTGACGAGTTCTTGAAACTCTCCCCAGAGCAACAGAATGCTACCGTAGATGAAATTGCCCATAGTATGGGGACGCTCCCCAAGCCTGCGCAAAATACTTCGCCATCTATAGTGGAAGGAACGGGACGAGGTATTGCTACAGGCGTACCAATTCTTGGTGGTCTTGCGAATAAGCTGGACGCAGCAACCGACGCTACATTGGCGCCAGCGTTAAACGGTCTGTTCTCGCCAAATCAGCAACTGAACGGGAATTGGTCGCAACGGTATCAGCAGGCGCTTGCTGTTCAGAACGGCGCAGATCAGCTGTTTGCAGAACGGCATCCTATAACCAATACAGCAGCGCAATTAGCGGGCGGTATTAGTTCGGGGCTTGGTGCAACGGCCAAGGGCCTTACTCTTGCGGGCAAGTTTGGCACGGCTGGTCTTACGGGAGCGCGGGGCCTTTTGGCGCGAGCAGGTTTGGCGGCAGCAGAAAACTCTGCCATTGGCGGTGCAGACGCTGCAACGCGCGGCGGCAATGTTCTGCATGGCGCAGGCATTGGCGGCGCTATGGGTGCAGGTGGAGCAGCCGCACAGTCTATCGGGCGCTCTGATTGGCTTGGGCAGATTTCCCGTGCACTGGCTGGCGTTGGTATTGGCGCTGCTGGCGGAGCAGCAGGAGCGGAGCTGGATGGCGGTGACCCGCTGGCGGCCGCGATGACTGGTGCTGCTGCTGGCGCTGGGGGAGAAGCTGCCAATGCCGCGGCTAAACCCATGGCTGGCGCAACGCGTGTTTTCGACAAGGAAGCTGGGGAAACCAAGGCAGACCGTATATTCAGCGCAAGAGAAACCGCCGCTGAAAAGATTGCGAATGCCTTGGCGCGCGAAGGCACGACAGATACCGATCTTTCTAATCGCCTTGGTACCATGGGTAAAAATGCAACCCTTATGGATGTATCCCCAACATTGGCTCAGATGGCGGGTGCTATAGGCACGGAACCCGGGCGAGGACAGTCTTACCTACGCAAGGCAACGGACAATCGGGAAGCGGAATCCGGCCAGCGCGTTTCCAACTTGGTATCTGATGCCATGGGCCCGCGCGGTGATGGCGATGCCCTTATTTCTGCGCTGGATGATGAACGCCGAGCAGCAGCCAGCCCGCTATATGAAAAGGCATTGGCTACGCCCGTTCAGGATAGCGATGAATTGCAGGCCGTTATGGGGACGGATGCATTTAAGCGCGCCATCCCTACAGCAGAGCGTCTGGCTCAGAATGAGGGCAGAAGCCTTTATGCGCGAGATCAGAAAGGAAATATGCAGCTCGATACCGGCAATATGACGCTGCAGGATCTGCATTACATCCAGCGCGCCATGCAGGATCACATTACAGAGGCGCGTCCGGGCCTTGGTATCAAAGACAACGAACTTTCCCGCAGCATCAATAACGTTCGCCAAAATCTGCTTGGCCAGATGGATGAAATGTCGCCCGAATATCAGCAGGCGCGCAGCATCTATGCTGGTACCAGCCGCGTACGTGATGCCTATGATGAAGGCCTGAATGCGTTTGATAACTCAACTGGCGCAAATCATCTGACGAATGAGATGATGGAACGCAAACTGGATGGTTACGAAAGCCAATCAGAGCGCCAAGCGTATCTTCTTGGCGCCCGGCAGCGTATTTCCAACATTATGGGCAGCGCGCGCAACAACCGGCAGCGTGCCTATACCCTGTTTGGAATTGGCAATGACAATCCAGACTTTGAGAACACGGCCAAGCTGGCAACGCTGCTTTCGTATGTGAAGCCAGCAGAAACCCAAGAGGCGGCACTCGGCGCTATTCAGGACGAAATGCGTGGCCGCCTTGGTTACAGCATTGCCGAGCCAGAGCAAGAGGAAATCACCCCAGAAAGCGTGCATGGGGCGGAGAACCCATTGCTCAACGCTGAGGGAGAGCTTGTTCATCCAGATAGCGAGGAAGGCAAGCAGATCATTGCCAAGCGTATGGCAGAAGAACAGGCCGCGCGCGATGAGGCGGCAGAAGAACTGGCACGCCAGAAAGCTGCGGCTATTGAATTTACAGGGCCAGACAAAGGACGCGGACAGTCTGTTGCAGAGGCACTTGTCCGTGGATTGCAAGCTGAGCGACAGTTTGGTGAAACCAAAGATGAAGTATCTGGCAATTCCAAAACTGCACGGCGTTTGGATGGAAAGCAGCTTATTGCTTCTTCCAGTATAAATTTGCCCAATACGGTGCCGTCCACTGTCTCCAAAATAGCGTCCGCCCTTGCCAATAAGGCGGCTGGCTCTGTCATGCGCAGCCGGGCCGATGCAGTGAATTATGAAATTGCCCGCATTCTTGCTAGCCGCAATACCAGCTTTGCGCCTACAGCCAATACAGGCGGCAAACGTCCATCTGCCGATCCGCAGGCGAGGGTTGCTGCTACGCTATCCAGAAATCCAGAGATCCAAAAGCGCCGAGATATTTCCAATAAAATCGCTCAGGCGCTGATTTCTGCTGCAATCACACAATCAAATATCAATGGAGCGCAGTAATGCCCTTTGATGCAAACGGCAATTATACTCTGCCAACCATCTATATCGCCATTCCGGGTGAAGTCATTAAATCCACCCAGCACAATACGCCTTTTGAGGATGTACAGGCTGCGTTCAACAATACGCTTTGCCGTGATGGCCGCACGCCTTGGGTTGGCAACCAGAACGCCAACAATAACAAACTGACCGGACTTGCAAAAGGCACTGATTCTACGGATGCCGTACGTATGGATCAGGTTGCTACTTTAGACAGCGAAACTGATTTCACAGCTAAGGTAACGGTTCAGGGCGTTGATGATTGGACAAGTAACGAACCTGTACCAGCCAAGCAGGCAGATGAGCGGTATATTCTGCAGGGAATTGTAAGCAACAATGACAAAGCTGCTAAATATGGGTGGTTAGATCTAACAACAGAACCGGGATATCCTCGATTTGGCGTGCAGGACACCAGCGGGACTACCTATGGATTTTACGGTATCGCCAAAGTTAATGCGCTTATTGCGGCATGCCTTGGTAATACCAACCCCGGTATCTCAGGCGCATTAGCAGGAACTTCTCTGTGCGTTAATCCTGCCGATGGTTTGCCGTATCTGGCCTACAGCAGGAATACCCAAATTGCGCGACTTGCGCTGGATAGCCAGAAACTTGGATATTCTGGCGGTCAGGTCAATTACCTGCGCGTGGGAACGTCTCTTTTTGTATTGGGCAATGAGTGCGCCGTTTATAATTCTGCTGTTGGTGCATGGGTAAACACCTACGTTGATAGTAATGGCAATGCCACATGGGATCTGAACGGTGGATCGCCTGACAATAATACAGGCAATAAAAACTGGCTCAGGATGGCTCCCGATGGGCACCTACAGACGGGTAAGGGAACAGTAGCATTCTCTGCTGATTTACCCTCTCTGCCAGGAAATACTTTACAAATATGGCATGTTGATAATGTAACCTCTATGTCTACTATTTCATTCCCCAAAGCATTTTCCTCTATCCCCCTCGGTATTTGGTGCCAGGATATGGATGGAGGCAATGTTGATAATGCAACTATTCGGAACCGCACCAACACTGGGTTTCAGGTTCAAACGGGGAATAACAATACGCGGAATATAACATTTTTTGCATTGGGAGATATTTAATGGATGTTAAAAGCACATACCCAGCTAGATACTATGCCTCTCTCGATAAGCCGTGCGCATGGTTTGATACATGGGTTATGAGTAATCCTGATGTTATACCCCCAGTGTCCGACCTGTATGCTATGTCAGAAGCGGAATGGTCGGCAAAAGGCGGCGATAATGGTTCTCTATCTATGGCTGTTATAGATGGAAAGCTTGTACCGTATATCCAGAGTGTTTCTGTTCAACAGCAAGCTGAAAACGAAACATCATGGATAAATCAGCAGGCTGCAATGGCGTCTGCTATGGGTGAAACATTCACCGCTGACATGAAGACTTATGTGAAGGCCGTTCAAGCAATCGCGACCAGGGCAGACACAACCAGCACTGCACTGCCTACGCGGCCTACAGACATCATGGCTTAACGCTTGAATAGGCGTCAATGTTCAGGTACTATATTACCGTATTGACGCCTTTCTTGCTTGCGCGGGCTAAGGCAAACCACCCAGAAAAATCAGGTTTGTAATGGGTGACGCAGTAGCCGCGCTTCCAAGCGGAACGCGGGATGATGATTATCCGTCTGGAGCCAGTCTTGATAGAGAAATTGGCAGGCTGGAAAGTCGCGTAGAAGCTCTTGAAGTTGCCGTTGACCGTCTTGAAGTTTCTCTAAGCCGCCTCGTTCGCATTGTGGATTTTGCCGGGCAAGGCATGAAAATTGTCTGGGGCGCTGTCTCATTGATAGGCGCTGATGGGCTGTTGCGGCTTATGCAGGTCATTTTCCATATCACGGGTGGCCATCAATGATCCCCGCATCATGGATGTCAGACCCCGTGCAGGTCGGTGCCCGCACGGCATGGGGCGAAGCGAGAGGAGAGGGCAGCAATGGCATGGCCGCAGTGCTATGCGTTGGCCGTAACCGCGCCATCCGCCCTGCATGGTGGGGACATGATCTGTGCAGCGTGTTCCTGCATCCGTGGCAGTTTTCGTGCTGGAATGCAGCGGATGTGAATCTGCCCAAGCTTTTAACCGTCACTGACATGGACGCGCAGTTTCGTGAGGCTACCGCCTTGGCGCAGGCGCTTGTAGGCGGACACCTCACCGACATGACGAAAGGGGCCGATCATTACTATGACACGCGCTCCCCACGCCCCGCTTGGGCTTCTTCGCAATTCTACTGCTGCACGATTGGTCATCATGCGTTTTACCGCGTGGGGCCTTTTGGAGAGGGATAACCTCATGGCTGACACACCCGCAAAAACCAACATCGCCCAAACGGCAAAGGCCGTTGCTGCGGGCTTGTCCATGCCCACGCTTATTGCTGCCCTGCCACAGCCGGAAGCAACGTGGGTGCTGTATGCCTGCGCTGTATTCGCCTCGGCAGGATTTGCAGCAACCCTTATCCCGCTTCCGGCTAATCAGTCTGGCAAGCTCTGGCTGGTGTACAGAATCATCAACTTCCTTGCTCTCAACTGGAAGTACGCAGCCAACGCAGCCGTCATGCTGCGAGGTGCGGCGTCCTCCAAATCTGAACCGCCCAAAGCTGGGCCCGGTTCCGTTGTAACCATTCCGAAAGACGATACAAAATGAAGAAAGCACTTCTCGCTCTGGGGCTACTGCCTCTCCTTGCTGCTTGTGGCACAACAAAACAGGCCAAGTTGAACCAGGCTGTTTTTGATGTGGACAGCGCCTACCATGTGCTGGCTTCCCCAATGCCGGACGTAATGGCAGGCAAAGTTCCGGGCGTAACGCTGACTGACACACAGAAGGCCATCGCCAAGGCGGCAAGCCAGACCATGTTCAACGAAATCCAGTCGCTTGAAACTTCCATTGAGAACGGCAACAGCATTACGCAGACGGCAGTGTCAGCATTGCAGACCGATCTTGCATCATTCGAAACCTGCTGGGCAGGCCTAAAAACCGGCACCACACCGGATGCCTGCGCAGCTATTGGTGGGAGCAAATAACATGAACGCAGCAGAAATCAGCGCTATCCTCGGCGTATGCACTACCGTGGCCGGGCTGGCCGAGAAATACGGGCCGGAAGTTTATGAAACGGTCAAGCAGGCCATCGAGCAGTCCAAGAGCAAGACTGGCCCCACGGTGGCGGACATTGAGGCCATCTTTGCCAAGTGCAAGGCTGACAATGCGGCCATCCAGTCTGCATGACCTCGGACTTTGAATGCGGCATGATTGTTGGTGGCGGGGGAGTTACCCTCGCCATCGTTCTTTTTGTCTTGATAGACAGCGTGCTGCGCGAACATTCCAGTTTTTGGCGGAATATCAGGGGCGACACCGAATAGCTCCGGTCTTTATGTTAACAAAACGGCGTTTCGTTAACATCAAAGCTTCTTGTCGTTAAAAACTGATTGACAAATTAACATGAGGTGCCGGGCTTCCACCGACTGCGAGATATGCCACGCGACTAAGGTCGCGCCGTCCAGATCTCTCTGCATTTCCTGCTACCGTCTAGCGGCGGCCCTCAGTTTTACCGGCGTTACGTTTCCGTCCCCGACCGAGCGTTCCCGGAAATGACTTTGCGCCATGTGCACCTGACGACTTCCAGAGCCACGATGCGGCATTGAACGCCGCAGAGCGTGTTCGGGTCTGGCACCCTCCAGCCACCGGGATATCCCCAATAGCCGAAACCTGTATTGTAGGGGTCTCTCCCTCCTGTCACGCCTCAGGATCTATGTTGGCGCTTGGCACCATATGCCCATGTTGACCGGCGTTCGCACTGGCTGGGTTAGCAGGGCTCGAACCTGCGACCGGACGATTAACAGTCGTCTGCTCTACCAACTGAGCTATAACCCATCATATTGCTGCGGGCAGGGCTTGATACCTGCTAATGGAACGCCGGGACCGTGCCGACCTCGTTAGGGACTTGCACCCTTTGCCATTACCGTCTTGCAGATCGCGTGTCCTTCCACGCCGCCGCAGCCCCGTGATTCTAGTACGGGTTGGGGATGGGTAAAAGGGAAATATCCCAAAGGTGGGATGTAAAACAAAAAATTCCCTTGTGTAAAACCATTCCAAAGACCCGCAGAAAACTGCCAAATATTAAGGCCATTCGGGAACGGTAAGAGACCCCGAACCCCTGCCCGCAGGCCACCCCATTGCCATGCGCGGGCTCTGGAAAGGGCTGGAACACTGGCAACCCACACAGGCCCACACCCCCACCACATGGCAGCAGGATGAAGCCGCTTTGGCGCAGGCGCTACTGTGGAACGGAGGTGCCGCTTAATGCCCCGTTCAGCCTCATCCCCCGCAACGCCCGCAGCCACACCCGCCAGCACGCGGCGCAGGTGGTCCAAGTTCTGGTGGCAGGACCATGAGCGAGATCCGGCCTTGCGGTTGTGCAGCCTGGCCGCACAAGGGTTGTGGATGCGCCTGCTATGCCTGATGCACGAGGCCGAGCCCTACGGCCATTTATGCGTAAACGGCAAACCCCTGCACCCGCGCCAGATTGCCCAGATGGTGGGCGTAGGCCCCCAGCAGGTGCGCCGCTATATGGCAGAGCTGCAAGATGCCGGTGTGTATGCCACCACGGCGGAGGGTGTGCCGTATTCTCGCCGCCTGGTGCGAGACCGCGCTGCATCCGATGCCGGGGCCGCGTGGGGCCGCACCGGGGGCAACCCGCAGCTTAAGCCCGATACCCCCGCAGCCGAGGCAGGGCAGGGGATAACACCCCCACCCAAAGCCAAGGTTATGCTCCAAGAAGCAGAGGCAGAAACAGAGGCAGAAGCAGAACATCCCCTCACCAAGTTCGGGCCGGACACGGATGCGCGCACGCATCTATTCAAATCTGGTCTGGCATTTTTGAAAAAAGCCACCGGCAGGCCGGATCGTTCTGCCCGGGCCATTCTGGGCCGCTGGCTGAAGCTGACGGGGGATGATGCCGCCGTGGTGCTGAACGTGCTGGCAGAATGTGCACGCTTTAACCCCGCCGAACCCGTGGCGTGGATAGATGCCACTCTGCGCACCCAGTTGCAGATGCGCCCCGCGCCAGAAGAACCCACCAGCCAACACGCCCGCCGCATGGCCGCGTGGGATGGCGTGCCGGATGTGGAGGGCGTGTAAGTGCCGCAACGGGCGCAGATACACCTCGGCAGTGTGCAAGGCGGCACGGCCCAAAAGGGTACAGAACCGCAGGCGCGGGCATATGGTACGCGCTTGGCGCAGGCGCAGGGTGCGGGGGGCATAACGCACCCGCCCCACGGCGGAGGCTACACGCCCGCGCCACCAGATATACAGGCTCTGTTTGCCGCAAGGCGTGAAGGTGTGGCGTTAACTGCGCAAGACGTACCACCCAATATGGAGGCCCAAGTGCAGGCGTGCTGGCAGCGTGTGCAACTGGCCATGCAGCCGGTAAGCCAGCCTATTGTGGCGGCGTGGCTGAAAAAGCTGGGGCAGCTTGTTTCCAACCCACCGGGGGCGGCCGATGCCGCAGCGCAATGCCGCGCCATTTACGAAGTATGCGCCGATATACCAGCCGGGGCGTGGTGCCCGCAGGCGCGTCTGGCATGGGCGCGGCAGCCTGCGCGCAATGGTTACCCCGTAGGTGCCCGCTGGCCAGCCCCGGCGGAATTGCGGGCTGTGCTGCTACCTTTTGCCAACACCATCTGGCGCGATGCCCACGGTTGCAAGGCCCTGCTGGGGCTGCACACACGCACGCCCTAACCCACGCACACTTTGCAAACACCCTTTAAAAACACGGAACACACATGAAAACACAGGCCACAGCCCAGCACACAACATCCGCCCCCGTTGGCCTTATGGCGCAGGCCGCGCTCAACAAGCCACGCCGCACAGTGCAGGGCTTGTTACAGGCAGGGGATATTACGCAGGAAGCTGCCGATGCCGCAGAGCGATGGTGCCGCAACTATGTGTTTGGCTATTTTGATTATCTGGAACACACCACCCCAACCCCGCAGGGGCAGACTGTGCGGCATGATGCGGTATCCTGGCAGATGGTGCGGGCCAAGGCCATGGCGCGCATTACGGCGGTGCGCGATGCGCTGGGCCTGTGTGCACACCAGCGTTTGCGCATGATGCTGGTGGATGATCTTTCCTTCCGCGCAATGGGGGAGGCGTTGTTCCCCAATATTTCCAGCAGCTCCGCCCAGCGCAAGATTGCGGCGCAATGTGCCCTGGTGCTGGAGCAGCTTGCCGCGCTGGAGGCCTCGTTCCGCCGTGCGGAGCAGGCCAAAAAGGCCGGAAAGCGCAAAACAGCGCGTGCAGAAAAGGAAGTTTTGCAGGCGTAAGCCAAAAATACGCGTGCAAGAAAAAAGGAGCCGATGCACTCGCACCGGCTCCTTTTTTGCAAAGCGTATGCTGTGCTGTGCGATTTTTTACGCCAGAGCAGCCTGCGCATATATCTGGCCAAGCCCCTGCAACGTGGCGGGCAGTGGCGGCTTGGCGTGGCTTGGCTTGGCTGTTTGTCCCCCATGTCTGCCAGATGCAGGTTGGGCTGGGCATCTGCTGCACATGCAGGAACTGCCTACCCTACAAAAATGTTTTCTACGGTTGCATCACCTTTTGGTGTGCGGCGCAGGCGCGCATGGCATGTGGCATGTATAACATTGCCCGCCCCCGCAGTGTTAATGGGCGAGCCAGCGTTGCTGAAACCTGAAATGTTATTGAACGTTAGGGAACTGCGACCGGATTGAAAGGGGAAGCATCAGGCTGCCGTTTCTGGTGCGTTTTTAAATGCTGTACCGGAAATAAAGCATATTTCTGATTCTTATATGTATATCATGCAAAAACGCTGATGAGGTGGTGTGTTTGGCTTTTTTTCAAAAATAGTAAAATTATGAAAAAGATATTTATATATAAACAAAAGTTTCAAAATTAAAATTAAGACATAATTGAAAATGGGCTGTTTTTGGTACGGATTGTTTCTATATGATGGAAGCGGTGCTATAAGGCCGCCAGAAAAGTCTGGAACTTTTTTGAAAAAAAAGGAAATTTTATCAAATTTCATATCTGAACATTATCTGCACATGGAGGTGATTATGAGTATAGGATATGTGAGTGCAGATTGCCCATTTGTAAAACAGGATGAGCAAAAGAAGATTTTAGAAGAATCTGGATGTCAGGTTATATTCACAGGTTCTTTTTCAAAAAATGGGTCGTCCTTTTTGCAATTTGTGGCACGGCAGAAGGTGGGCACACACATTGCTGTGGCGCAAATGGATTGTATTGTAAGCAGCTGGCGGCATTTGCGTGATATTATCCTGCAGATTCAGAACCAGAACTGCGCGCTTATTTCTGTAAAAGAGCCGTGGGTGAACACACGCGCAGAACGCAGCACGCTTATGCTGGAAATTTTGGACGGGCTGGAAGAACTTGAAAAACGCTTTATACGCCAACGCATGTCTACAGGCCGGCACAAGGCCATGTCTGCCGGGTGCCGCATGGGGCGGCCCTGCAAATTAACGCAACTCCAGCATGAGGCCGTGGCACAGGCGCGCGCCAGAGGCCATACTTTGCCTGAAATTGCCAAGGAATATAATGTAAGTATCAGTATGATTTCGCGGTTATTGAAAAAGATACCCCGTAAATCATAAACTCATGTGTTCAGGAACGTGGCCCTATGTGTTGTGGGGGCCATATTCCTGAACGCGCTTTGTTTAAAAAAATATTTTATATTACTTGTGGTTTTTACGAGGGCCGTGGAAATCATGCGTCATGTACGGAATGGTATCCAGAATCTGGATAGACAGCAGCCCCATTTTGTTTTTGCTGCGCTCTGATGTCATGGGCAGGTGGGCGTGGCCATCTGTCCAGCGGCCGGGCTCACCATCATGTTCATGCCAGCCGGGCAGGTCTTTCTCCATATGTGAAGAAATCTTGCGGGGCTTTCTGTTTTCCTGAAGGGTAATTTCCCCCACGCGCACGCCCAGGCGGCGTTTATCCTGCACATAGGGGGCAATAACATCTACCGGCCTGCTTGCGCGGGAGGAAAGATGTACTTCATGCACATTTGGCGGCAGCATGAACATGGCCAGATTGTTTTGTTCACGCATTTTGCGGATAAGCTTGCCGGTATCCGTAATCAGGCTGAGGTCATGCTCATGCGTTATTTCGGGCGGTTCAAACAGGCTGTGGCTCAGGCCGCGGCTTTTGGCGCGGGCCAAAAGGCGGTGGTATAGCGCGCCCACAACTTCGCGCTCTGTTACCACGGGGGCATCTGTGCGGGTGTGCCAGTGGGTGTTGTTGGGGCAGGGGGGCAGGGCGCTGGCTACCAGCAGGCCTTCGGCCACAATAATGGCGGGGCCATCTGTTTCCAGCGGGTAGGCGATGTAGCGCTCAAACGTGTGGTCGTAAAAAATGGAAAGCCGGTTGACCAGCAGGGCTGCGGGCACAAACTTGTTTTCAAAAAACAGGCACTGGTCTGGTGTCAGCAGCACATCCTGCGTGGGCAGCCCATCTGCAATGGCATCTTGCAGCACGCGTATGGGGTATCCGGCCTCATCTTCTGGCAGGCCGGGCAGCACGCACACATGCTGAGCCATAACCTTGGTGATGGGGGCAGGCATTTCTGCCATTTCCGGATCATACGTTACCAGCACATGGCCGGGGGTAAGGCTTTGAACAGGCTGCGGCCCGCTTTGGGTATGGATGTTGGTATTATGGAGAACGCCCGGCACAGAGGTATCTGGATGGCGTGCGGAGGCACCATCGGGAAGGGTCTGATCGGATTTGTCGTGAATGTCATGCACAACCGCATGGCGGGGAAGCGCTGTCATTTCTTCCTTCTGACTTACACCACGGAAAACAACTTCCGTATCTGTGCTTCAACATAAAATGTTCCTTGATCCTGACAGGACAAGGCGCATCCAGAACTTTTTTTCAAAACCTGAGAAATAAGGCATACATGCCTAATGTATGTTGCAACTGCATTCATCAGGCCTTGATTGCGCCATACTGTACCAGCCATAAAAAATTTGCCAAGCTATAAAAGCAAATAAACCATGCCGAAGCTTAGTTTATCATTTTACTATGTTGTGTATATGTAAATCTAACTTAAGTAAAAATAAAAATAATATAAATAAACGCAAAAAGTAATTTTCTTATTTATTGAAATTTGTACAGATTTTGTGCGTCGTTGTCATGAAAAGTGCATTTATGCAAAAGACACGGGCAAGCTAAAAATTGGAAAACTGAAAATTATAACAACAATCTGAGGATTTTTTTCCAATGCGGGGCGGTCTGTAAATATTTCTTTAACGCGATTATCAATTTGTTATAGGTGCCTTTTGCAATCTATGTAATTTAAGTATATCTGAAATGCATTGCCGTTATGGTTAGCAGAAGCCTTCTCCCCCGCCGTTATGGCAGGGGAAAAGGACTTGGCTGTGGTGTTAGTAAATATCGAAGTCGTTATTGCCGGTGGAGGAAAAAGCCATGCGGCGTTCTGTAAGATCCAAAATCCACGAGGACATGTCAGACCGGGTGCGCGGCGGAAACGGCAGCCGCTTGAAGATGGAGCGCATGGAGTAGAACTTTTTATACATCCACTGAATGCGGGCTTCCATTTCCTTGGGGGAGCAGTTCTTGGGCCAGATCTGGCAGATTTGGCCGGGCCAGCGGTCAATTTCTGGCGCGTTGATAATACGGCCTGCCTTTTCCATACGGTTAAACAGCGCCGTGCCCTTGGTGGGCGTAAGGATGTTGAAATACGCCGCAGGCACCTTGTGTTCTTCCAGAAAGGAGATGGTGGCGCGGTAGATATCGTGATCTTCATCATCAAAACCGAAGATGAAGTTGAGCGAGTAGCTGATATCGCGCTGGCGCAGGTTTTCAAACATTTCGTGGTAGCGGCTGGCTTTGTTCCAGCCTTTGCGCATGCCGTCCAGAATATCCTTATCAATACTTTCAATACCGATATTCACGTGCATCACGCCGGATTTGCGTGCCAGATCGAGAAATTCCTTATCCAGACACAAATTGGAAGACCACAGGGTAGACCAGCGAATACCCAGCGGCACCAGCCCTTCCATCAGTTCCATGGCGCGGCTTTTCTTGCCGCCAAAGTTGCTTTCACCAAAAAAGAAGTGGCTGCCACGGTTCTTGATGAGCTTGAGCTCATTCACCATTTCGTCCACCGGGCGCCAGCGGTAGCGGCCACCAAGGTAGAACCGTTCGGAGCAGAAATCGCACACAAACGGGCACCCGCGGGAGGACTGCACCGCAAAAGTGCGGAAGGGGCCAAACTTTTTAAGGTCCAGCAGGTCATACCGTGGGGCGGGCAGGCCGTTCAGTTCCTTAAGCGGTGTGGCGCGGTAAATGCTTTTCAGCCGGTTGGCTGCGGCATCTTCGAGCATTTCCTTCCAGATGGGTTCGGCCTCACCCACGCCCACGGCATCTACGTGCTCGGCGGCTTCTTCGGCGTTAAAATACACATGGGGGCCACCCATAATTACTTTTACGCCGCGTTTACGAAATTCCTTGGCAATATCGTAAGCGCGGTAGGAATGGAGGGTCCAGGCCGTAAGGGCCACAACATCCACCGGCGCATCAAAATCTATATCTTCAAGCTGTTCATCCAGCAGCGTGACCTTCCACTCTGGCGGGGTCAGGGCGGCAAGGTACGGCAGGGCAAGCGGCACCATCTGTCGGCGCTTGGTTTTGAACAGCGTTCGGTCCGTAGGGGCTTTATAATGCGTGGGCTGAATGATCAGGAGGCGTAGGTCATTTGCTGGCATGTGGGTATCAGGATCTGCTGAATTAAAAGAAAAAACGGGCAGATGGTGCCCCTTTGTTACAGAATATACATAAGCAGGGGTGGGGGGCTGTCCACCTCCGCTCAAGCATGGCGGATGTGTGCCCACCGTAACCAAACGCAGCCCCTAAGCTGGCCTGCGGGGTGGCGGTAAGGCGCGGCGTGCGCCGTAATAACAGGGATGCACGCAGGGCATGGATTTGGCATATCCATGCGCGCACTGCAATGCGGCGGGGCCGGGCTTTTGGCATGGCTCCCATGCCTGCAAGTGGGGTCCGTGGCGGGCTGATCTTGCGCGGGGTGTGGGGGCCAGCAGGGGCCAAGGCAGGGCGCGGGGTAAAACCTGCGTGTAGGGTGGTGTTGCAGTATATATAAGGGGCATTGGCATATGGGCTGGCGGCGTAAAGGGGCGGGATGATTGGGTTTGGCTTTTTGCGGCCTGTTATGCAGGCGGCGGCGCGGGGTATGGCGCGCGCATATGTGCAGCCCTCCGGCGCGGTGCCTGTTGTGCTGGCCCGCATAAGCCAGCGCCTTGCCCGTGTGGCGGCGTGGTTCTGGCCCGGCAGTGCGGCCCAGCTTGTGGCCCCGCCCAACAATGCCGGGTGGCGGGCAGATATAGATGGCCTGCGCGCGCTGGCTGTGGTGGGGGTGGTGGTGTACCACGTCTTTCCCGCCGCGTTGCCCGGTGGCTTTGGCGGGGTGGATGCGTTTTTTGTAATCTCCGGCTTTTTAATTAGTGGGCATCTGGTGGCGCATTTTGGGGCGGGGCGGTTTTCTGTGGCCTCGTTTTTTGCGCGCCGGGTGCGCAGGCTGGCCCCCGCGCTGTTGGTGGTGCTGGCCGCCACCCTGCTGGCCGGGTGGTTTACCCTATTGCCCACCGAGCTTGCCGCCGTGGGGCAGGATGCCGCAGCGGGTGCGGCATCTGTAGCCAACCTGCTGATGTGGCACGCCCAAGGCTATTTTGACCGCGCAGCGGTGCTTAAGCCCCTGTTGCATTTATGGTCATTGGGGGTGGAGGAGCAGTTCTATCTGGTCTGGCCGTTGGTGCTGGCGCTGGGCTTTGCCGCACGGGTGCGCGCAGGCGTGCTGGTGGGGGCCACGGGGGCGGCGTGCTTTGTATATAGCGTGGCGTGCAGCGCGTGGTGGCCGGGGGCCGGGTTTTATTCTCCCTTTAGCCGAGGCTGGGAGTTCATGCTGGGCGCGGGCCTTGCGCTGCATGGTGTGGCGGAGCGTGGGCCGGAGGGTGCCACCTCGGTGCAGAGTGCACCTGCGGGCATGGGCCGCATGTTGGCGCGGTGTGGCACTTTACTACGCACAAGCCGGGCGCGGAATGGCGCGGGTGTTTTGGGGCTGGCCTGTGTGCTGGCCGGGTTTGTGGTGCTGCGGCCGGGTGTAGGCTTTCCGGCACCTTTTGCGCTGTTGCCTGCGGGGGGTACGGCATTGCTTATTTGGGCGGGCGTTGGCGCGTGGGTAAACCGGCACGTGCTGGCTGTGCGGCCCATGCGGGCGGTGGGGCTTATCAGTTACCCGCTGTATCTGTGGCACTGGCCGCTGGTTTCGTGGTTTCATATTGTGCGTGGGGCTGGGGTTATTCACAACAGTGCGGGGTTTGCGCTTATGGGCGCGGCACTGGCGCTGGCGTGGCTAACCACCAAGTGTGTGGAAAACCCGTTACGTGGCGGGCGTTTTCGGCAAGGCAAAACGGCGGCCCTTGTGGGCGGCTTGGTGGCCATATGCACGGCGGGGCTGGTAACGTGGCACACGGCAGGTTGGCCCGCACGGTTTGCGCACACCCCTGCGGGCACGGATCTTTCTGCCATCAATCTGGCGGTGCGCGATGGCATTTTTGCCCCCACAGCGCATATGCACATCACGCACGAAAACGGGCTAACAATCGCCTCCATAGGCCATGCGGGCCACCCCATAATGTTTACGGGGGACAGCCTGCTTTTTCAGTGGGGGCCGAGGGTAGAGGCGCTGTTGCAGCAGGGGCAACTCAAGCACACGGTTATATTTGTGGCAGGCCCCAGTTGCAGCCCCTTTGCGGGCGAGGTTTATGAAAAATCCTTTGCGTATTGCCGCAATATGCAAAACGTGCAGCAGCGTATCATGCAGCAGCAGAATGTTCAGGCCGTGGTGGTGGGGGCGTTCTGGCCGCGCGTGCTGTTACACACACCGGGCACACAGGCACAAAAACAGGCAGCTTTTGTGCAGGATATGCGCAGCCTTTCGGGCAACGGTGCGCGGCCCGTGTGGCTGGTATTGCCCACCCCGGCAGATGCACGCTTCAGCCCCGATAAACTGGTAGCCCGTAGCCTAACGCATATAGGCGTAAACACCGCCTTGCTGGAGCAGGGTATTCCCACCCAGCAGCTCCGCAATGATACAGCGGCGGATACGGCTTTTGTGCGCGCCCTTGCCGCACAAGCGGGGGCAAAGGTGCTGGATGCGTGGCCCGATATCTGCGGCACCGGCCCGGCCTGTGCGGTTATTACCCCGCCAGCCACGCCCAAATATGCAGATGACAAGCATTTAAGGCCCGGCTTTGTGCAACAGCACGCCACGTTTTTGGATGATGTTCTGGCCCGTTAGGGCGTGTTCCAGCCCAGCCAGAAATCCGGGGCATCGTTCCACTTGGCCAAGGTGGGGGAAAGGTGCCTGCGGGCCTGAAAACAGCCCATGGCAAAACCTGCCGTGCCATCGCACGAATCATTACGCTGGTGCACGGCACCCTGCATCCAGAACAATGCGCCGCGCTTGCGCTCACCACTCAGCCCGGCAATCCAGCGGTTCCAGTTATGGCGGGCGTTCTGCCCTTCATGATACGCCGTCATATCCTGCGCGGGGGCAGGGGGCATGGCCATTGCGGGTGGCATAAGCTGTGTGCCCGGTGCCGGGGGCGCGGTGTTAAGCGCGTAGGTAACGCCCGGCGGCATGCGCCCACTGGGCGGAGGTTCCAGCGGCACGGGGCCAGCCAGCAGCAGCATGGCAAAGCCTGCCGCCGCAATGCCCACAAGGCTTACCAGCCCAAAACGTATGGCGCGGGTTGCATCCGATGTGTGGGAAATGGGCTCAACCGAGACAGCACGCAGCGCTTTTTCTGCTTTTTTCTGGCACCGGGCGCTGCAATACGGCGCGTAGGTGTTGGTGTGGTAGATACGGTCACACCATGCACAAGCTTTGTCCATGACCTCCCCATCACCCAATCTGCCAAGATTTTCTGTCACGCGCGGCGCACTATAACAGTGTTCGATATATTTGCCAGTCCTGATTGGGAACAGTTCTTAACTGTCTGTTCACATACCGGTTTGCTTTGTTTTGACGGGCTGCGTGGTCAGCCCTAATTCCGGCTTATCATCCCAAAAATTGTAAAAACCAAGGACATTCCCATGCCTATAGCAGTGCGCAGGGCAGAGCTGGCCTGTGGCGCGGTTTTGCGTGGCAGTGGCCGATGGTGGGTTGTGGCGCAGGCTGTGCCCACGGGTGTGGTGATGTGCCCGCTGCTATGCACACCGCAAGACCATCACCGGGCAGATATTTGCATAGGTTGGGCGCAAGCCCTGCTGCTGGGGTGCCCCGCGCAGGCCGTGCTGCGCTGCCGCCCGGTATGGCGCGGCACTGTGGCGGGGCTGGCCTGTGTGGGCCAGCTTAACCCGCCCACATGCCAGCGCATGGTGGCCGCCCTTGCGCGCGAACACCACCACCATCAGCACGAAACAGACCGCCCGTTTGTAGCCCAAGGCAGGGGCGTGCGGTCTGGATCTTCCTTTGTTCAACAGGGTTGGATATGTGGCCATGCCCCGCAAGACAGCAGCACCCGCGCAGGGCGCATCAGGGCCATCAGCTTTGGCCCCGATGGCGCGCCGCAAAAGGCGCAGCACAAAACCCGTAACCCCGCTGGATATCTTCACCCGCATCATGCAGGGGGATGAAAGCATAACAGACCGCCAGTTTGATGCCGCCAAGGTGGCCGCGCCCTACATGCACCCCAAGCTTTCGGGCCTTGCCACAGATGCCCTGCCACGCCGCAGCGCAGATGCCTTTACGGATGAGGAACTGGCCGCCCTTGCGCAGGAAAACGGCGTGCACCCGCAGGCCTGATTTTTGTAGCTGTTATTTGGAAAAACCCTTTCATGCCCCACGCTCGGCCCGAATGCGCACGCACCATGCAGGCGGGCCGGGTGGCGCGGGCGGAACTGGCACGCAGGCAGGCCGCACGCCAGCATGTTCTGGATTTTGCCCGCTATACGCTGCCAGATTACAAGGCAGGCGCGCATCATGCCCTGCTGGCCCGCACGCTGGAACAGGTGGAGGCCGGGCGCATTGCGCGGCTGATGGTGTTTATGCCGCCCCGGCACGGTAAATCGGAGCTGACATCTCGCCGCTTTCCCGCATGGTATCTGGGGCGGCACCCCAAGCGGCAGATTATCGGGGCCTCCTACGGGGCCACGCTGGCGCAGGATTTTGGGCGCGATGTGCGCAATATTGTGGTGTCCTCCCGCTATGGGGCGTTGTTTTCCGGCACTCGGTTGGCGGCAGATAGCAGCGCGCGCGATGTATGGCACACCGCACAGGGTGGGGGGTACACCGGCATGGGTGTGGGCGGCGGGCTTACGGGCCGTGGCGCGCATCTGGCCATTATAGATGACCCCGTAAAGGACCGGCAGGAGGCCGAAAGCCCCGCCCGCCGTGCCGCCGTGCTGGACTGGTACCGCGCCGTGTTGCGCACCCGCCTGATGCCCGGCGGTGCCATTGTGCTGGTGATGACACGTTGGAGCCCGGATGATCTGGCAGGCCGCCTGCTGGATGACATGCACAACAAAACCGGCGAGGCATGGCATGTGCTGGACCTGCCCGCCCTAGCCACCCAGCACGATGCACTGGGCCGCAGACCGGGGCAGGCGCTATGGCCGCAGGCGTTTGATACAGCGGAACTTGCGCATATTCGCCAAGCAGTGGGGGAGCGGGAATGGGCCGCACTTTACCAGCAAAACCCGGTGCCGCTTTCTGGCAATCTGTTCCACACCCACATGCTTGGGGTGCAGGAGGCACTGCCCGCAGCCTCCGGCCCCGCCGTGCGCAGGTGGGACCTTGCCGCCACCCGCCAGACCGGCAGCAACAACCCGGATTGGACAGTGGGCGTAAAAATGCACCACCTGCCAGATGGGCGCTTTGTGGTGGCGGACATTACCTGCCTGCGCGGAGACCCCGCACAGGTAGAAGCCGCCCTGCTGGCCACCGCCGCGCGTGATGGTGTGGGGGTGGACATTGTGCTGCCGCAAGACCCCGGGCAGGCCGGTGTGGCGCAGGCGCGGTACCTTACCGGCAGGCTGGCCGGTTACAAGGTGCGCTGTGTGCGTGAAACAGGAGATAAAGCCACCCGCGCGGCCCCATTTGCCGCGCAGGTAAATGCCGGCAACGTGCTGCTGCTACGCGCCCCGTGGGTGCATGCGTTTATGGAGGAACTGGCAGCATTCCCCGCCGCCACGCATGATGACCAAGTAGATGCCGCAGCCGGTGCTTTTGCCGCACTGGCAGAGGCACATCCCCTGCCGCGCTTTGGGGCGGATTTTTTGGCCCGTATTTAGTGTGCGTGCTGCTGGCGCAAGGCCTGCTGGCGGCGCTTTTCTTCCTCACGCTGCTGGCGTTTGCGGGCGCGTTCTTCCGCCATGTTGGCGCCCAAATGGGCCTCGCCCCGCTGTTCGGCCAAACGGGCCTGGCGTTCACGCTCTGCATGGCGGGCGCGGCGGGCTTCATCCCACTGGCCGTAGCAGTGCGGGCAGGATACGCCGGTTTCAAACTTGGGGCTGGCTTTATCTTCCGCCGTAATGGGCGTGCGGCAGGCGTGGCACAGTTCCAGCTCACCGGGTTTAAGGCCGTGGCCTACCGTTACACGCTGGTCGAACACAAAACATTCACCCCGCCACAGGCTTTCTGCCTCTGGCACGGTTTCCAGATACTTCAGGATACCCCCTTGCAGATGGTACACTTCATCCAGCCCTTCGGCCTTGGCAAAGGCGGTGGATTTTTCACACCGAATGCCACCGGTGCAGAACATGGCCACACGCGGCTTGCGGCCCTTTGCCAGAAGTTCCTCACGGTGCTGGCGGAACCATGCAGGAAATTCCCGAAAGGTTTTAATCTGCGGGTCTATCGCGCCTTCAAACGTGCCTACGGCCACTTCGTAATCATTGCGCGTGTCTATCAGAATGGTGTCGGGGTCTTTTAACAGTTCGTTCCATTCTGTGGGGGGTACGTAGGTGCCCACAATGTGGTTGGGGTCTGTGCCCTCCACACCCATTGTCACAATTTCCTTTTTCAGCCGCACCTTCATGCGCAGGAAGGGCATTTCTGGCGCGCGGGAGAACTTCACCTCAATATCCGCGCAGCCGGGCAGGGTGCGGATATGCGCCAGCACGGCCGCAATACCGGCATCTGTGCCTGCAATGGTGCCGTTAATGCCCTCGGATGCCAAAAGCAGAATGCCCTTTACCCCGTTGGCGGTGCACACATCCTGCAACGGCCCGCGCAGATCAGCCGGGTTTGCAAATGGGGTAAAGCGGTAAAGGGCCGCCACGCAAATGGGCAGGGCTGCGTTTTCGGTATCGGGCGTGGGGGCAGTGGGCTGGGCAGTCATGCTCGGCAAGTTCCTTGGGCTTGTTGGGTGATTGCAGATCATCCGTTCCGCGCCACGGCTTACAGCACCGCAATCAGGTTGCATTTCAATGCCGCCCATTTACCCGCCCGCAGCGGGGGCAGACAAGTTTTTTCCGCGCTTACCATAGGTTTTTGGCGGCGGAGGGGTGTGCATGCCGTGCGGGTGCATATGGGTTTGTGTCTTTTGTAAAAACAGGTTTTTCCAATTTTTAACTTAAGGGCAGGGTATGTCTGGTTTGTCTTTTTCTTCCCGCGCTCGGCTGGGGTGGTGGCAGCGTTTGCGCGGGCGGCGTGCCCCTGTGGCCCTGCCGCGTAAGGAGCCGGTGCTGCCCCAAGGGGCCTTTGCGGCAGATGTGGCCAAGGTGGCCCCGGCAGCCATGGCGCGGGCAGATGTGTTTGCGCCGTATCGGCCCCCGCGCGGGGTGCGGGCCAATGGCAGCACCGCCCCGCTGGCCATGGATAGTGCCGCCGCACAAAACGCCCCCGGTTTGCTGGACTGGCTGCGCAATGCCGTGGCGGATGGGGTGGTGTTTCCCGGTTATGCACGGCTGGCGGAAATGGCCCAGCGGGCGGAGTATCGGCACATGGTGGACACCATTGCCACCGAGGCCACGCGGCAATGGCTGGTATTCACTTCCCGCTCCGGGCAGGGGGCGGGCAAGGCAGACCGCATCAACCAGTTGGAGGCCGAATTTACCCGCCTGAATGTGCGCGATGTGCTGCGCCGCATGGCGGAAATGGACGGCCATTACGGCATGGGCCTGCTGTATGTAGATACCGGGCTTTCCCCCGTGGCGGGTGGTTTGGCATCCCCCTTGCTGTTGCGGCCAGAAACTTTTCGCAAGGGCAGTTTGCGCGCCTTGGTGCCGGTGGAGCCGGTTTGGACAACCCCCGCCACGTATGAAACCGCAAACCCGCTGCACCCGGCCTTTTACAAACCGCAAAGCTGGTGGGTGCAGGGCACGCTGTTGCATGCCACCCGCCTGTTGCGGTTTTGCGCGCGGGAGGTGCCGGATATTCTCAAACCCGCTTATAACTTCGGCGGGGTTTCCCTTACGCAAATGGCGCGGCCCTATGTGGAAAACTGGTTGCGCACGCGGCAGAGTGTTTCGGATTTGCTGAATGCGTTTTCCATTGTCGCGCTGTCCACCGATATGGCGGCCTATGCGCAGGACCCTGAAGGGCTTTTGGCGCGGGTGGAGGCGTTTAACCGCTTTCGCTCCAACCGGGGCACGTTTGTGCTGGATAAGGAGCGCGAAAAGCTGGAGCTTCTGGCCGCGCCCCTTTCCGGGCTGGACAGTTTGCAGGCGCAGGCGCTGGAGCAGATATGCACCGTGGCGCAACAGCCGCTGGTAAAGTTTGCCGGTATTTCCCCTTCCGGGCTGAATGCCTCGGCTGATGGCGAGATCCGGGTTTTTTATGATCGGATCAGCGCTTATCAGGAATCCTTCCTGCGCCCCAACCTCACGCACATTTTGCATATGGTGATGCTGAACCTATGGGGCGCGGTGGATACGGACATTACGTTCACCTTCCGCCCGCTCTGGCAGATGGATGAGGCCGAACAGGCAGAAATAGACGCCAAAAAACAGAGTACGCCACCATGAACACACGCAATACCGGGCAGGCCTGCGCCAGCCCGCACGCCGCTGTTGCGCCCGATACGCAGCTTTTGGCGCTAGATAGGGCCAGCGTGCGCCGGGTGGATGCAGATGGGCATTTGCACATTGCACACTGCATTCTCTCTGCCGCAACCGTTAGCCCCTATTATGGGCGCGAAATTCCGGGTGCCGCTGCGCTGGGCCTGAAAGATGATGTCCTTTACAGCGTTTTTCGCCCGCCAGATGCGCTTATGCAGGCTGCCCCCAGCCTGCGCGGCAAACCGGTGCTTATGCAGCATACCCCCGTAAGCGCGCAGGATCACCCAGCCAGCATTACCGTGGGCGCGGTGGGCAGCGATGTGCGCTTTACCTCACCCAACCTGACAGGCAGCCTGACGATATGGGATGCCTCAGCCATTAAGGCCATAGAAAATGGCACACAGCGCGCGGTTTCTGCCGGGTATCGGTACACGGCTATCAAACAGGCGGGCACCTATATGGGCACGCCCTATACGCTGATAATGGCGGATATTGCCTTTAACCATCTGGCCCTTGTGGCCCAGCCCCGCGTGCCTTCCGCCATTATTGGCGATGCCGCACCAAACCCCAACATGCCTTTTAATAACAGGAGCTTTCAGGCCATGCCTGATCAAACGCCCATTACCGTTGCGGCCATGGATGCCGCCATTGCCCAGGCAGTGCAGCAGGCGGAAGAACGCGCCGTGCGCCAGATGGCGGACCTGCACACAGCCCGCGCTGCCGTGCGCCCCTTTGTGGGCGATGTGGCCATGGATAGCGCCCCCGCCATTTACGCCTTTGCCTTAAAGGAAGCGGGTATTGATGCCACGGGCGTGCCCGAACAGGGGCTGAAACCGCTGTTTGAAAGCTTTGCCCGCATGCAGCCGCGTGCGGGTGGTGGTGCCCCCGTAATGGGGCAGGATGCCGCCGCCACACAGGGCTTTCGGCAGCGCTTTGGGCTGGAACGCATTGGCGTGCGCGGCTGAAGCCCTTTTTCCTTTTTGCATGATACAAGGCAGGTAAATGTCTTTTCAAAATCAGGTTAATATCCAGCCAGCGCCTGCTGTGCCGGGTGATTTTGCATCCCTCAACCCCACGGCCACCTTTCCGGCGGGCGAGGGCGCATTGGTGGCGGCTGCCGGTGGTTGCACAGTGGCTGCCTTTGGCTGGGTGCAGGCCGATGGCGTAAGCGTGGCCAACATGCCGCCCAGCGGCAGCACCACAGCGCCCGATGGCTTTGTGCATCGGGATCTGACAGCCCAGATCACGGATTTTACGGCATCGGAAAGCATGGTTATTCCGCAGGGCTTTCCCGTAACGCTGTTTACGGCGGGGGATTTCTGGGTGCAGCCCACCACGCAGGCTACACCGGGGCAGGCAGTTTTTGCCAGTTTGAGCGATGGCACCATCAAAACTGCCGCCACAGGTAGTTCCGTAACAGGTGCGGTGGCCACAGGGTTTTTTGTAGCTTCCGCCGGTGCTGCGGGTGAGCTGGTTCGGATTTCTACATGGATGCACGCATAATGCTAACTTCTCATTCAGAACTGGCGGAACTCAACCGCCTTGGCTTTGTGGTGCCCGATGCACGCGGCCTGATTGGCGCAGAACATCTGGTGTCAGACAGCATGGCGCTGGATGCCCAGCCCGCGCTTTCCACCACTGCCAATGCGGGTATTCCGGCCTTTATGTCCGCCTGGGTGGATACGGGGCTTATCAAGGTGGCCTTTGCCCCCATGCGCGCGGCCGAACTGCTAGGCGAGGTGCGCAAGGGGGATTGGGTTTCCAAAACCGCCGTCTTTCCCATGTTGGAAACGGCCGGGCAGGTTTCCTCCTACGGGGATTGGAACCAGAATGGCACGGTCAGCCTCAACCCCAGTTTTCCCGAACGCCAGTCCTACCATTATCAGGTGTTTGTGGCGTGGGGTGAGCAGGAACTGGCGCTGGCCGGGCAGGCACGCCTGCAATGGGCCGCCAGCCTGCGAGAGGCCGCAGCGCTTAAGTTGAACAAGTTTCAGAACCAGACATACTTTTTTGGCATCAGTGGGCTGAAACTGTATGGCTATCTGAATGACCCGCGCCTGCCCGCTGCCATTACGCCCGCCACCAAAACCGCAGGCGGCACGGCGTGGGAAAACGCCACCCCGGAAGAACGGCAGGATGACGTGATTGCCCTTATCAACCAGCTACGCAAACAAACCGCCGGGCTGGTGGATACGGATACGCCAATGGTGCTGGGCCTTGCCCCAACCCGCATGGGGCTGCTGACACGCCGCAACAGTTTTGGCCTTTCCGCCCTGACGATGCTGCGAGAAACCTACCCCAACCTGCGTTTTGTGCAGGCTGTGGAATATGGAGATGCCGCCGCCAACGGCGTGCAGACCATGCAGATCATGGCCGACCATGTGGATGTGCAAAAAACTGCCGAAGCCGCGTTTACAGAAAAACTGCGTGCCCATGCGGTGGTAACCGAGGCCTCGGCATGGAAGCAGAAGCTCTCTCAAGGCACATGGGGGGCCATTATTTACATGCCCGCAGGCATTGCCACCATGACCGGCCTGTAAAACACACAGCCCGCGTAACGCACACTCCTGCATAAAAACGGAAAAACACATGGCAACATCATCAACAGTTACCGTTGGGTGCAAACTGCCCAATGGGCTTGTGCTGGAACTGGCAGGCCAGAAGCACGAACTGGCAGGCGCACGCACGGCCAAGGCAGGCGGGTATGGGCTTACCCCCGTGCCAGCAGATTTCTGGCAGGCATGGGCGCAAAAATATGCAGGTTTTCCCCCGCTGGAAGCCGGGCTGATTTTTGCCCAGACCACGCCAGAAAAAGCCGCAGGCCAGGCCAAGGAACAAGCCAGCCTGCGCACGGGTATGGAGCCACTTAACCCCGCAGCCCCAGCCCCCGGCATTACGCCCGCGTAAGGCCAGAACTTCCGTTATCTTGCAGCATGTAAAAGGATGTTTTCCATGCCGGAAAATCAGCCAATGCAAGCGGCTGCCTTACCTTCTGCCTGCAACATGGCGGAAGATGGGGCTGTTGTGTTTGATGCCGCAGCCTTTAAGGCATGCTACCCAAATCTTGTAGCCAGTGCGGGGGCAGATGCCGCCAGCGCGTGTTTTGCCCGTGCAGGGCTGTTCTTGAACAACACTGGCACATCCCCCGTGCGCAACCCGGCCAAGCGGGCAGAATTGCTCATGCTCATTACAGCGCATCTGCTTCAGCTTGGCATCAATAGCGGGGCGTATGCCACAGGTACGGGGGATGGCACTGCCGCGCTAGTGGGGCGCATTACCACCGCGCGTATGGGCAGCGTGCAGGTGCAGGCCGATATGGGCACGGTTTCCCCCACACAGGCGTGGTGGGTGCAAACACCTTATGGCGCAACCTTTTGGGCAGCATCTGCCTTTTTGCGCATGGGGCGCTATGTGCCGGGCTGGCCACAAAGAGTGGTTTCCTGGCCATGAATGCGCTGTTTAACATGGCGCTGGGGGCCACGGCGGCCTTGTTGCCATCTGTGCCCGCCATATTGCGCGTGAACACAGGATACGAGACCGCGCCAGATGGTAGCACCACGCCGTGCTTTATGGATATTGCCGTAACAATCAGGGTGCAGCCCGTGCCCACGGCTGAACTGGTGCAAACCGATGGGCAAAACCAGAGCATAATTCAGCGAGAAATCTATATGCCCGGCACCATTTGCGGGGTGGACCGCACGCATCAGTTTGGGGGCGATGTGTTTGTGTTTGATAACGCCCACTGGTTGGTAACGGCCCAGCCCGAGGCATGGGGCGGGCAATGGTGCCGCGTGCTTCTCACCCAACAGGTGGCGGCATGAGCACCCAGAGCATGCAACAGCCAGATGAGGCACAGCTATTTGCTGCCCTTCGTGCCTTTGTGCTGGAAGTTCTGCCCGTAGGCACAACCGTTTTGCAAAGCCGGCAAAACCACACGCCACCGCCACGGGGGATGTTGGTGCTTATCACACCGCTTTCTCGCCAGCCTATTGGCACGGGCAGCACACGCTATGGGCCGCAAAGTTGCACCCTGTTGCGGCAGGAGCAACTAGCCACCCAGATAAGCCTTTTTGGCACAGGTGCAGCAGATGCCGCGCAAACGCTACTCACCCTCTGGCGCGATGCATGGAACACCACGTTTTTTGCAAACCGTGCAGCACAGCAACACGGCATGCCGCGCCTGGCCCCCTTGTATGCAGATCACGCCGAATGTCTGCCGTATGTAAACGCGCAACAGCAATACGAACCCCACTGGCAGCTTACCCTGCATAGCCAGCTTACTTTTTCCATCACCCTGCCAGCCGCCACAGCCACCGCTGCCACAGTGCACAGCGTGGCCGCAGACAGGCTTTGAAATGCGAGTGAAACCTGCATGATCCTTCCTGTTTCTTCCCTTGTGTCTGTCACGCCGGGTGTGTTGGCGGCGGGGGGCACCACAAACCTGCTGAACGGGCTTATATTTTCTACAAACACAGCGCTTTCTTCCGGCCTTTCCACATTTACAACTGCGGCAGAAGTGGCAGCCACATGCGGCGCGGAAAGTATTGAAGCCAGTATGGCCAGCATTTACTTTGCGGGCTACACCAATGCGCAGGATCTGCCGCAAACACTGCATTTTTACCAACTGCCCGCCACCCCGGCAGATACGGATTACACCACAGCCCTTACAAACGCTGCCGCCGCCAGTGCAGACTGGTGCGCCTTTGCCTTTGCGCAGGAGCCAGATGCCACGGCCAAAACCGCCATTGCCGCATGGATGCCCACAAACCCCAACCGCTACTGGGGCATTGTGCAGGATAGTGATGCCAGTATTTTGCAGGCAGAATCTCACTGTTTTGGCAGCACCGTTGCAGCGCAGGCCACGCCGGGGCTGACATGCCTGTGCAATACGGATGGCAACGGTACACTGGCTGCGGCCCTGTGTTTGGGCTGGGCGGCCAGCATAAACCCGCAGCGTAATGCCGGGCGCACCACGTTGATGTTCCGCAACAATGGCGGCGTTACCCCGGCGGATATTACGGCCACACAGGCGCAGGCCTTGCTGCAAAATGGATACAGCTTTTGCGGGTCCTACAAAAGTGGAGATTCCACATTCAGTTTTCTCAACAACGGGGCCGTATCCGGCGCGTTTGCGTGGGCAGACAGTTATCTGAACCAGATCTGGATGACATCCTCCTTCCAGTCCGATCTGCTCACGCTGTTTTCTGCCGTGGGGCAAATTCCCTATGCCGTGCAGGGTGATACGCTGCTGGCCACCGCTGTGCAGAACACCATTGATACCGCCGTGGCTTTTGGCGCTATCCAGCCCAACGTCACGCTTTCTGCCGCGCAGGCGCAGGTGGTGAATGCACAGGCCGGGCGCAGCATTGCAGATACGCTGGCCACACGCGGGTGGTACCTGCTGCCCGGTGCTTCCACCGCATCTGCCGCCACACGGGCCAAACGCGGGCCGGTGCAGGCGCGGTTCTTTTATATGGATGGGCAGTCTGTCCAGTCTATCTCTTTGGCTACGGTAGAGGTGCAGTAAGCATGTCTGATTACGATATTACAGCCGCCAACTCGGTTTTTACCATTACGGTGCCAGGGCTGTACAACACGCCCATTACGCTGGAAAACTATGCCGCCGACCGGGCTTTTGAAACCACCGCACGAGATCTAGCAGAAACGGCCATGAGCATTGATGGCTACCTGAACGCAGGCTGGATACCCACACCCGTGCGGCAGACAATCTCCCTTGCCGCCAGCAGTGAAAGTGGACTGGTGTTTGAGGCCATTGCCGCCGCCCAAGATGCACAGCGCGGGTTGTACCGGCTGGGGGCGGAAATTCAGCTTCCCTCTATCGGGCGCAAATACACCATGGTGCGCGGGCTGTTGCAGGCTGTGGCCGTAATGCCCAGCGCAGGCCGTGTGCTGGAAGCCCGCAGTTTTGAAATTCTGTGGGAACGCGTGTTGCCTGCTGCCCTGTAAAACAGGTGTGTTTTTAAAAACAACAGGAAAGAGCAGGCATGAAAACCGTGGAATACACGCATCCCCTACCGGGAGAAGATCAGGGCAAGGTATTTGTGCTGACACGCATGGATGCCTTTGCCGCAGATAGCTGGGCGCGCCATGTGTTGCAGGCCGCCATACGCGGAGGCGCACGCGTGGGAGCGGATATGGCAGAGGCAGGCCTTGCCGGGCTTGCCGCCTTTGGGCTGGAAATTTTTGGCTTTATGGAAGAAGCCGATCTGGATACCGCTTTGGCGCGGCTGATGCAGTGCGTTAAAATGCGGCCAGACCCACACCGGCCAGAAGTGACACGTGCTGTTATTTCCGCCGATTTTGCAGAACCCGAAACACTAGGCATGGTGCGGGCCGAGGCCTTTAGGCTGCATGTGGGTTTTTTGCGGGCCGCCGCGCACCAGCTTTTCCCCATGGTGGCGGCTTTGCTGGGGGACGAGGCCGCACAGGCCCCGTTGTAAACTGTGTAAACGTCTCGCCTGCCATGGCGGCAGTTGTGGCATCCGGCCTTGCAAGTTTGCATGACCTGAAAACGGTTTATGACAGTGAAGATTTTTACACGCTTGTAGAAATACTTTCTGTACGCAACTGGAACATGGCGCACACGCCCGCGCAGGAAAGCCCCCAAACATGGCCCAAATTGTAAACATATTTCCCAAAAGCAAGGCGCGCGCAAAGTTGCCTTTACTGGAACGCCTGCACCGTGTGCTGGAACGCTTTTTGCAAAGCCAAAAGCACACAAAAAAGACCAGGAACAAAGGGATTTTGGCATTATTGCAGCTTCTGCGCCAATACAGCATGGGGGCGGGAGGTGTGCCTTTGGGTATGAGGGCGCAGGAGCCCGTGTTGCCCGTTGTGCACGCTCTGCCGGGGGGTGCGCTGCCTGTGTTTACAGCCAGAACTGGTGGTGGCGTGCGGCATAAGGTGGATGTGGGGTCTGTTAGGGGTATGCCTGACAGGCAGAAAGGTATTTTACAAAATAATCCTTCTGTATCCCGGCGTGTTATGTTGGCGTCCAGCACAGCATCGGTTGCGGCGGAAGGCGCTTTACAGGTTACGCACCCCAGAAAGACCCGCCAGCACAAAATCAAAGATACGGTGGAGCTTCTGGCGCGCAGGCCGTTTTTTATGCCGCCTGTACGTGCATCAAGGGGCAGAAGGTCTGTGCCCCGCATACTGGCCGCCGAAAAGAAAGGTGCCTCGGTTGTCACGCCTATATCTGCCCGTCCCGCGCTGGTGCGGAGGCAGGGAGTGCTGCGTGATACAAAAACCCTTGAAAGCACAGGTGGTTTAGAGAATATTCTGGTGCATGGGCGTGGCTTTCAAAGTGTTTCAAAACAGGTCGTGCATGGTGGCTTACGCACCTCGCAGCGTGTTGCTATGCCGGACAAAGCCCAACCTGTTGCGCGCAATATGGTGGGGGCATTTTTGCCGTCATCTCCGCTTATGCGGGCGGCTGTTCAACCTGTTGTGCCAGTGGCGCGGCCTGCTCCGGCTGCGTATGAGCCGCAAACATCTGCCAGAGCGTTTGCAACACCTGCTCCACACCCCGCACCCATGCCATCGCGCGCAGCCATGCAGGGGCTTGGTGGGGGAGATAGCGCCACTTTGGCAGCACTTTCCACGCTTGGTTCCATTTAAAAACCTGTTTCCTGTTCAATAAAGAGTTCTGTTTCATGCCCATGTTGCCAGTCAGCCTGCCATCTGTGTGGAATATTCCTGTGGCAGCGGGGGTGCCTGCCCTTATGGGGCAATCTGTTTCTGCCGGGGTGCAGGCTTCGGCCTCTGTTACGGTGGGGAGTTTGCTGGATGATCTGCAAATTACGCAGGCCGCCAGCCAGTGGGGCATTTTTACGCAGGACGGGCAGCGGGTTTTAACATCTGCCCATGTGCTTTCTGCCGATATGCAAACGGCGTGGCGCATTGCAGAAGCTCCGCTGGAGGAAGGTGCATTTTTATCTTACAGCAAGGTGCGCATGTCTCGGCAGCATCGGATTGTGATGGTGTGCGATGGGTCTGAAGCCGGGATGGAAGATGCCAACGCCACCAGCCTGGCGTTGGATGTTCTGGCCGGGGCCGGGCAGGCGGGCGCGCTGTATGTGCGGGCAGGCTTTTTTGCCACGCTGGAGGCATTGGAGGCCGATACAAACCTGTATGCCGTAATAACCCCGGAAAAGAAATACGATAGCGTGAACATTATCGGCCACCGTTGGATGCGGGAGGCCCGGCAGGGCATTACCATGCCGGTTGTAGAAATTGCCTTGCAGGAAGTGCGTATAACCGGAAGCACGCAGTTTGCCAGCACACGCATGCCGCAGGGCCAGCAGATACAGTGCGGCGGCATGGCCTATGCCACCACCAGCACCGCCAATGCCGGAGAAATTGCATGAGCAGCACAGATACCACACTGGTGCAGGTGCCCATAAGTGCTGTGCCTGCACAAATGTTTAAGATCACACTGGCAGAACAGACACTTCAGATAGCCCTGCGCCAGCGGTCCACCGGCCTGTATGCAGATATCTGGTGTGCAGGCGCGCGCGTGCTTTCTGGCGTGCTGTGCCAGGACCGCACATGGCTGGCGCGCACTGCCGCCACCGGCCTGCCGGGAGATCTGGCGTTTATGGATACCCAAGGCACGCAGGACCCGCAAAGCACAGGGCTTGGCACGCGCTATGTGTTGCTCTGGCGCACCGGTTGGCCCGCATGAGCGGCACACAAACTACAAAAACGCCAGATTGGGCAACGCGGGATGTGGAGGTGACGTTCCGGCTGCTCAATGGTGTGTTTGGTGCGGCGGATGGGGTGGATACGGTTACCCTTTCTGGCTTGCAGGTGCAGGCGGATATCATGCAGGCCCCATACCCAACGGGAGAAACAGCGCAGATACGCATAACCGGCCTACCCCCGGATTTGATGAACCGCCTGAGCCTGAGCGCGCCAGACCCCACCAGCCAGAGTGCCAGCGAGGTGCTGCTGATGGTGCCAGATGGTACTTCTGGTGCGCAGGCCCTTGTGTTTCAGGGCGGGGTTACGCTGGCTTTTGCAGATTATAGCGCAGCGCCAGATGTTGCCTTTGTGGTGCAGGCGTTTTCTACAGTTCTGCCAAACGCACTGCCTGCCGCGCCCACCGGGTTTAGGGGGGCTGTGCCATTGGCGCAGGTGTTGGCGCGTATTGCCGCACAGGCCGGGCTGAATTTTGAAAATAACGGCCTGAACACCGTGCTGCATGATCCGTATTTTCATGGCACGGCGGGGCAGCAGATCAGCCAGTGTTGGAACACACAGCCTTTTCAGGCCGCATTGGGCCGGGGGCGTTTGGCGGCATGGCCTGCCAGAACGGGCGGGGCTAACGCAACGGTGGAAACATCTGCCGCCATTGTGGTTTCAGCCAGCACGGGGCTGGTGGGGTATCCCACATGGTCTGCCGGTGGGGTGGCGCTGAACATGCTGTTTAACCCGCGTATCAGCTATGGCAGTGTACTGGCATTGCAAAGCCAGTATCAGCCCGGTGGGGGTGGCACGGGGCTGTGGCAGGTTTTGCAGCTTCGGCACAGTTTAAGCGCACAAATGCCAGATGGCCCGTGGTTTACCCATGTGGTGGCGCAGGCTGTGGGGGCAGAAAATTCATGACGTATCAAAACAGTTTTGCATCCGGCTTTCCGCCCAACATGCCTGCATCCGGGCAGGCGGTGTTTGACAGGGCAGGTGCTGCGGCATCGGATTACAACGCACTTGTGGCGGTTATGCGCCGCATGTTGGTGGAGGTACGCACCGCCATACCGGTGAAGGTATGCGCGGTTTCGGGCGCAGGTTTGGCCCCCGTGGGGTTTGTGGATGTGCAGCCCATGGTGCACCAGCAAGATGCCGCAGGCCAGACCACGCCGCATGGGGTTTTGTATAACGTGCCGTATTTTCGGCTTCAGGGCGGCAGCAGCGCTGTGGTGCTGGACCCGGCAGTGGGGGATATCGGGCTGGCCGTGATGGCAGACCGGGATATCCTGAACGTTAAAACCGCGCGTGCCGCCGCACCGCCCGCCAGCTTTCGCCATAACAGCATGGCGGATGCGCTGTATCTGGGTGGTTTTTTAAACGCGGTCCCCAGCCAGTACATTCAGTTTACGCCCGATGGGGTGGTGATACACACACCCGGAACGGTGGAAATATCTGCAAAATCACTCAAGATTTCAGGAGATGCCAGCATAAGCGGCAGCCTGAATGTGGGGCAGGATGTGCAGGCCGGTGGTGTGTCTCTTACATCGCATGTGCATGGCGGGGTTATGCCCGGCAGTGGCAGCACCAGCACCCCGCAGGGTTAGGAGAAGCACATATGAAAACCTTGTTGTTAGACCGCGCAACGTGGGATCTGGCCGTGGATGCGCAGGGCAATATTGCCGTGGCGGATGTGCCTTATGCTACCGCGCAGGATGTTTCCAGCGCGGTGCGCGTGTTTAGGGGCGAGTGCTGGTACAACACGGCCCTTGGCCTGCCTTATCTGGCGGGTGTTTTGGGGCGCAACCAGTCTGCTGCTTTGTTTCGGGCCGATGTGGCGCAGGCTGCCCTTGCCGTGCCCAACGTGGCGCGCGCCACCTGTGTGCTGGCCAGCCTTGGGGCAGACCGCAAACTCAGCGGCCAGATTTATCTGACATTGGAAAACGGAAGCACAACCCTTGCCAGTTTCTGAAACCTCACTTGCCGCAGGCACTACATCCGTGCCCGCGCCCACGCTGGATGATACCGGCTTTGTGCTGCCGCAGGAGGCAGACATGCTGGCCGGTGTTCTGGCAGATATCAACGCCGCTTTTGGCAATACGCTGAATACAGACCTATACACCCCACAAGGGCAGTTGGCCACATCGCTTACCGCCATTTTGGGTGATGCGTATGATCAGATGCTGGCCGTGTTTAACGGGGTGGACCCTGCGCGCGCTTCTGGCCGGATGCAGGATGCCATTGGCCGCATTTACTTTATGGAGCGCAAACCCGCCACGCCCACGGTTGTTATATGCCAGTGCACGGGGGTGGAGGGCACGGTTATTCCGCAAGGGGCCTTGGTGGCAGATGCTGCGGGCAACACCTACGCGGCAGATGCCGCCATTACGCTGGATACCACCGGCACAGGCGCTGGCACGTTTTCCTGCACCACGCTGGGGGAGGTATCCTGCCCGGCGGGCAGCGTGCGGCTGTGCCAGTCTGTTGCCGGGTGGTCTGGCGTCAGCAACGCCGTGGCGGGGGTAACGGGGCGCGAGGTAGAAGGCCGCGCGGCGTTTGAAGCCCGCAGGCAGGCCGCCGTGGCGGTAAATTCCGTGGGGCCATTGGCTGCCATTCTGGCCGCCGTGCAGGCGGTGGATGGCGTAACAGATGCATATGTTGCAGATAACAGCAGCAATGTTGCGGTTACGCAGGGTGGCATAACTCTTGCGCCCTATAGCCTGTATGTGTGCGTAAATGGCGGCACGGATGCCGATGTAGCCTTGGCCATTTTGCGCAAAAAACCGCCCGGCTGTGCCTATACCGGCAGCACCCGTGTAACGGTAACGGATACATCTGGCACCTACACCACACCGCCCAGTTATACGGTGGCGTTTGAGCGTGCGCAGCCCACGCCGCTTTATGTGGTGCTTACACTGGCAGCAGGTTCTGGCGTGCCTAATACGGCAACATCTGCCGTGCAGCAGGCGGTGCTGGCGTGCTTTTTGAGGCAGGATGGCTCGGCCCGTGTGGGCATTGGCGGCACGCTGTATGCCAGCCGGTTTTATGCCTGTGTGGCGGCGGTGGGCAGTTGGGCGCAGGTGGTGGATATTCGGGTAGGCACGGCGGCCAGCCCCACGGGTGTTACGGCGCAGGCCGATATCAACCAGATTTTCACGCTGGAACTGGCCGATATTACCGTGGAGTTTGCCTGATGCAGAATGTGGGGCAAACGGTGCTTTCGCAATACGCATGCTCGCCCAGCCTGAACGCGCTGCTGGAAGGCTGGAACCAGTGTTTTGATCCTGCACAAAATATAGAAAACTGGTTTGCCAACATATGGAACATAGAAACAGCCCAGGGCTACGGTCTGGATGTATGGGGCCGCATTGTTGGGGTATCGCGCGTGTTGCGCATGGCATCTGGCCAGTATTTAGGCTTTGCCGAGGCCAATGATCTGACAGAGCAGGGTTTTAACACTGCCCCGTGGTATGCGGGCCGTGTTGTGGTGGGTGATTTTACAAATTGCAGCCTGTCCGATGCCGGGTTTCGGCAGCTTATTTATGCCAAGGCGCTGGCCAATATTACAGATTGTTCCGTGCTTTCGCTCAACGCCATTTTGCGCACGCTGTTTGCCGGGCAGGGCGATGCATGGGTGGAAGATAACACCAACATGAGCATGACCTACGCCTTTGGCTTTGTGCCAACAGATGTGCAGGTTTCCATTATCGAAAACGCCGGCGTGCTGCCGCGCCCTGCCGGGGTTGCGGTTTCCTACAGCATCAGGGGCTGAAGAACTTATGAAACAAGCTGATATTTCCGGGCGGTTTACAACGCCTATTGCGGCCTCTGCCGCAGCGGCCAACTGTGCGGATATTCCCGCAGCGCAAACCACGGCGGGCGATGGCTCGGCCAGCATGGCGCTGGGCTTTCCGCCCGAAACCTTTACGGAACGCGCAGCCGGTGGCGTGCCCCCGCGCGGGGCAGATATGAACGGGTTTTTAAAAACACTTTCCGCTGCCATACAGGTTTTGCAAACAGGTTATGTTGGCCCGTTTGATGCCAGCTTTGCCGCAGCCATTGGCGGCTACCCCGCCGGGGCCGTGGTGGCGGGCAGCGTTGGGGGCACATTTTGGGTTTCCGGGCAGGATAACAACCTATCCACCCCCGGCGCGCAGGGGGCAGCGTGGACAAACCTGTTTAACGGGTTGCTTACATCCGCCCAAGCTGCACAAAGCTTTTTTCCGCTCACAGGCGGCAAGATTAGCAATGGCTATTACGATAGCACCGGCACATGGGGCGGCAGCGGCAGCAATGGCGCACCGCAGGCGGGTGATATTCCGTGGGGGCCGCAGTTTATTTCCCGCTTGGGGTATAGCGCCACCATGAAGGCGCTGTTCTGCCTGCGTGATGCGTTTGAACAATACGCTTTTGCCAGCGTGCAGCTTACAGATGCCGCAGGCGGATGGCATGAATGGCAGTTCCGCCAGGATGGTTCCATCCATATGCCAGATGGTGCGGTGGTGGCCACGCAGGGCTGGGCCAACGGCGTGTTTCAGCCTGCGGGCAGTTATGTGGGGCTGGGCACGTATCAGGCCGATTTTGCCACGCAGGATGGGCGCGTCATCAACCTGCCATACGGGCAGCGTATTCAGTCCTTTTCCGTAAGTATTCAGGATGGAGAGAGCATTACCTTTCCGCAGGCGTTTGCGGGGGTGCCTACATCCGTGCAGTTGCAGTGCATGCAGTATGAACAACGCATGACACTCGCCATGCCAGAACAGCCCCCCACCGCCACAGGTATTGGCGCTGTGGGCGTGCGCTACGTGGTGGATGATCACGATGGCGCGGTTTCCACCCCCATTACGGTGTGGGTTACAGCTATTGGGCCAAGGTAAAAAATCATGACATGTTCTTGCAATACTGCCAGCACGGCGTGCGCCCTTCTGCCAGATGGGGCCGTGCTGGCGCCGGGGTGGCAACCCGCCAGCGCACGTGTGCTGCCGGTTATGATTGCACCGGGCCTGTGCCTGCGCGGCCAACTGGCAGAGCAGGTGGTGCAGGCATGGCCTGCGCGCAGCAGTGCAGATGCTCTGGATTATACGCTCACCCCCGCTGCATGGCTGGAAGGCACGGGCGATACACTGGCCAGTGTTACAGCCAGTGTGCCCACCGCCACCGGGCAGGATACGGATCTGGCGGTGCTGTGGGTGACCATTATTCAAGGCATGGCCTGCGTGTTTTTGGGCAGCGGCCCGCCAGATACGGTGCAGACAGTGCAGATGGTGCTGCACACCGTGCAGGGGCGCAGTGTTACGGCAAGCGTGCAGCTTTACATCAGTGCAGAAAGTGCGGCCACGCTGCCGCCGCAGGTGCCCACTTTGGCCGATGGCACGCCCATACCGCCCAACGCGCTATTGGCCCCGCAAGGGGTTATCACCACCCCCACGGGCCAGCCCTATCTGCTGGCCTGA